GTTTAATCTTATTGCTGCCTATGGTGCTGCTAACAGTATGGCAGTGATGGCATACATTACGGCCCTGTGTGGTTGGGTAGCCATTGCCTGGGATGAGTATCTGATGTTTAAACGAAACAAAAGGATCGAAAATGTTGTTGATTCCGTTGCGTGAAATTCCGTATTATATCAAATGGTGTTTCCAGCAGTTGATGAAACGATTCCGATAAACAATGGCGGAGGGGAGAAACGGTTTACTCGTTAGTCTCATAAGCTAAAGACATCAGGTTCGATTCCTGTTCTCCGCAACCAAACAAAAACGGGTCTATGGCCCGTTTTTTATTGACTTTAGCAAGTGTAGTGTTATAATTATGTATGAGGCTATATCATGCGAAAACCTGAACGAATTTATCGAGTCAAAAACCTTCGCACCGGCGAAGTGTTTACCACCAGCACGGTTTACGAAAAGGCAATAGATGGCGAACCATTTATTGGTGTTTGGCGTGAATCCGATCCGCATCGTAGAGTGAATTGGATACGCAAGGACAGCACGGTCAAGGTCAAATGAGCACATCTATTCCAATCAATCGGCAAGGAACTGGTGGGAATTTCACTTGGTCCGGTGTCAATACAAATAGCCAAATTCATGTTCAAGGTGATGCTGTATTTGAAGGAAATATTACTTGGCAAGATAGAGACATGCGAGAGTGGTTTGAATCCGTAGAATCTAGATTGGCCATACTTCACCCTAATCCGGAATTAGAAGCAGAATGGTCGGAATTGGCCGAGTTAAGAATGAAGTATGTGGAACTAGAACGCCGGTTGCTAGAAAAGCAACGAGTATTTGATATCCTTAAAAAAAGTTAAAGCGGCATATCTATTTCATAGGTTGCTGCTATGCGTTTAACTAGGCCGATTCTACCTGCACCTAAATCTTTATCATGTAGTATAGTTTTTAAAATATCAACTGCAACAAGTGACGCTATGGCTTGTATCTGTTTATCGTTATCTTGATATTTGGATACAGAATCGAATTTTTCTAGTAGTGATGCGATATGAGTTTTCATTCAAAAAGTCCTACGAGGAGTAAGGTATTCTCTAAATTCACAACTACCGGACACTTGTGTGCCTCTTAGATGTAGAGCTTGCACAGCATCCGCTAATTCTTTTCTGCATTCGGATTCGGATCTATAGAAGTTTTGGACCGAGCCTCTATGATTATATGGTGGTTCCGAACTTAACACAATGATTAGCAACAACCACATATTGATCCTTTTGGTATTTATATAGACCTCTAACGCTTTTTGTGCTATAATAACACTATGTATAAAGTAAATATTCCTGTAAATCGAGCACATGCTGCTATTGTTTGGGCCAGCGCAAGATTTGAACAATTTGATGTGCAGCACATGATACCAGCCCAGAACTATGAATTTAGATTTGAGCGAAGTGAAGAAGCCAGTTATTTTGCATTGAAATGGACCTAAAATGAAAATTGCAGTATGCAGCGATCTCCACTTGGAGTTTGGAGACTTAGATTTGGCTAACGACGAAGGTGCCGATGTGTTGGTGCTTGGCGGCGATATCTTTATTGCCACTGAACTGTCAGAGTTTGCCTACGACACGAGTGCTGCAATTATACCTGCAACTGATTCGGTTCGTGAGCGAGGTCAAAGGTATGTGGATTTTGTTACTCGTTGTAGTGAGCGATTCCCGCATGTGATCTTGATCATGGGCAATCACGAACACTACCACGGTGACTTTGCACAGAGTGCCAGAATCATTCGTGACACTTTTGGTCACCTTGACAATGTGTATTTCATGGACAAAGAATGTCGTATCATCAACGGCGTTGTGTTCTACGGTGGCACATTATGGACCAACATGAATGGTGAAGATCCTTTGACCATGCACAATATCCGTATGAGCATGAACGACTACAATTGTGTCAAGAACACCAGTGAGGAAGGCAAAAAGGTATTCATGCCGCAGGATAGTGTTGACGATCATCGAGACTTTTTGCAAAAACTAGATGACACATTGGCACTACACCCCGAGCTGCCTGTGGTAGTGTGTGGGCATCATGCTCCCAGTCGTGCCAGCACACACCCTAGATACCGCACAGAGTTTGTAGTAAATGGTGCTTACAGTAGCAACCTAGACGAGTTCATTTTGGATCGTAGACAGATCCGGTTATGGACACATGGTCATACGCACGAAGACTTTGACTACAAGATCGGTACCACTAGAATTGTGTGTAATCCACGTGGATACGATGGCTACGAAGCTCGAGCCGACAACTTTAAACTAAAGTATGTGGAGATCTAAATGAAGCTACAAGGACGCATTTATGAACTCAGTAAAGAAGCTGGGTTCACTGGCAAATACGATTTTCCTTACGGGGAAAATCTCAATCCTGCCATACAGAAATTTGCCGAGTTGATTGTTGAGGATTCTATTGGTATATTAGTTGATCACTTGGAAGCGATGGATAAAGAACAAAAAACACCTAGTTTTAATGGGATGGCAATGACAATTTCTCGTATACGAGAAAATTTTGGAGTTGAATAATGTTTTGGTTCATGTTAACATTGGTCATGCTGGCCTGGGTCATACGCAGTTAAATAACTTTTTAAAGGAAAGATTATGAGAAAGAAACTATTAGAAGCAGCACGAGCACATTTTGAAAGCCATATCCATAAGCATCGCATGAATGTTGAAGTTATGCTAAACAATCCTATTGCCATCCACGATCATACCGATTGGATGTCAGCCATGGAAGCGGAAATTGCACACATTGCTGAATACGAAGATAAACTAGAAGTTCTCAACAAACATTTCTCTTAATATGCAAGCTCAGACACCTGCCGAAGGCATAATGCGAACCAATGATTGGGGAGACACCAAAGTATATCGTGTGGCCTGCGAGTGTGGATCCGAAGAACATAATCACGATCTTTGGGTTGAAGCAGATGCATCTAATGTTACTGTAACTACGTTTACAACTGTAAAGTCAGAATGGTGGAAACTGAATCGCTGGCAACAGATTTGGAGATTGTTAACCAAAGGGTATGTTGAGTACCAAGCATCACTGATTATGTCCAAACAGCAGGCTTTGAACTATGCAAAAACTCTCGAAAGTGCTATAATTGATGTAGAAACTTTTAGAAAGAAACCTAATGCGTAATCATTATTGGACAACTGGGCCATTCGCTGACTGGATTCGTGGCACACCTAGTCCAGGAGCTTTAACAGCCAAGGGCTGGCGTGAATGGCGCGAAGCTGCCCAGAAAAAACATCCCATTCGCTACTGGATAGCCGAAGAAGGGCTAGACTACCTACAAACCATTGTTTACTGGATACCAGATCGACTCTATGCTATCAAATATTATATCAACAATCGTTGGGTCACTAAAACCCACGCTCTTACTGCTCATCCAAGCGATGTTCCTCGCGGCGAGTGGCGTGATGTTGGCAGCAGGTTTATGCCATGTCTTTTTAATGAACTTAGAGATTTTGTTGAAGTAGAGCTGGCCTGGTGGCACATAGCCTGGGAAGGTCAAGAATTTCGAAAGAAATACAATCCACCTTTTTGGGCCATTGGTTGGTTCCGTTGGCGTACTTGGCGCTGCTCCCAAGCAGGACTAGATAATTTGGCCTGGCAAATGAGTCTCACAAATGATTGGTTGGAGGAGGATCATCCTGACAGGCATAAGCCTAGCCGCCAAGCCGAAACTGCCAAAGAAATATTAGAACTCTATAATTGGTGGACCGAAGTATATCCCAACCGACCGGATCCTATGGATGCAAGCGGATGGAGTGCGTACTGCGAACAAATTAGACAATCTGGTCGAGGTTTTTTTGATTTTGAAGATCGCACCAACGAAGAACAGAAACAAAGTAGTCGAGCACTGGACCTTAGTAATGAAATAGAAGATAAGTACAACAAAGAGGACGAAGAAATGATGATTCGTCTAATTCGAATTCGACACTCACTTTGGACTTAATATGGATTTGCTGAACATTCTTGGTTGGGCGTGTTTCTTTTATCTAATGTGGCAATTGTTAGGGTCTTGGTTATTTGTACAACAGTTAAAGCACAAAATAAATGATGCGGTGGAGGAAGCAGAACTTTTAAAAGAAGCAGAAAGATCCGTTCTTGCTTTACGCTTTGAACATGTAGAAGAAAACGGTCACAGTGTGGTGTTGGCATATGGAAAAAACAACAAATTTCTTGGCCAAGGTCTTACCGAAGACGATGCAGCAAAAAATATACAAATTTATTTCCCTAATCACAAAATATTAATTGTTAACGAAAAAGCAACAATCACCAAAATATTAGATCCTGTTGACATTAAATCCGTTTAGTACTATAATATAACTCTTTACATAATTTTACGGTGATACTATGAGTATGCACATGGAGGGTCCTTGGCTGAGTATGACTGGACGGCGCAAGGGCAAGAAAAAATTTGCATCAGCAGAACAAAAGCGACAGGCCGAGATATTAGAACAAGAATGGCAGGCTCTTAAAGACCGTTATGCGCCTAATAAAAAAATTAAACTAGAACGTAAGTCTTATGTAAGTCCTAAGCCGCTACGTCGTGATGCTGACCGGCCGCGAATTCCTAGTCTAGATACAGGTGTCAAAGGTGCCGTCAATGTTCGTATGCCGCAAAAATATACAGGCGACAATATTGTAGGTATTGGTACTATGCACAAGAGTAACGCTGTACCTATTTTTAGTGATCAAGAAGCAAAAGATATAAGCAGTATGCGCAGATAAATACGTACTTTATAGGGAGATGTGTGAGTAAGGAAGATTTAATTAGGATGACTGGTGTGGTAGATGAACTCTTACCCAGTGCCATGTTTCGAGTAACACTAGAAAACAACCATCAAATTATAGCCACCATTGCTGGTCGGCTACGTCAAAATAATATACGCATATTAGCTGGTGATTCGGTAGAAATTGAAATGAGTCCATACGATTTGCATCGTGGTCGTATAGTGTATCGCACTAAATAGCAATATGCGTGATATCATTGATCTCTTAGAAGAAAAGAAAAAACTAGAGCTTAAAAAGCTGCCTTATGCAATGACTGCGTTATCGCCAGTTAAAAGCAAAGCCACAATAGAAAATCATTATGGTAAACTGGCACGTGGTTATGTGGATAGGTACAACAAGGGCGAAGGCGATGCCACCTTCAATGAAGCCGGCGCATATTTACATAACATCTACTTTCCGCAGTTGAGGCCACCCAAAAATGGCAACAGCCCTACAGGTGCTAGTCTAGCATTAATTAACAAACACTTTGGTAATTTCACAGATTTCAAAAAAGATATTGAAGCTGAAGCCATGAAATTGCAAGGTTCAAATTGGATTTACTTGAGCCGCAGCGGTCAAATCAAAACAATCAAAAATCATGCCATACGCACAGATATTGCGTTGTTGATTGACTGGTGGGAGCATGCCTGGACATTAGACTACGGCACAGACAAGAAAAAATATCTACAAAATATTTGGCGCATAATCAATTGGGAATATGTTAATAGGCGTATCTATGCCGGAGATCGTGCATGATTGATTTACAAGAAAGCGCAGTAACCAAACTAAGAGAACTTATAGCCGAAGAAGGCAACCCGGATCTTAAACTGCGCATATTTGTGCAAGGTGGTGGATGTTCGGGCATGCAGTATGGATTTACCTTTGACGAAGAACAAAACGAAGACGATTTTGATATCAATATTGATGGTGTTGGCTTGCTGGTGGACAGCATGAGCGCACAGTATCTGCAAGGTGCCAAAATCAAGTACACAGAAGATGCCATGGGTGCCAGCTTTAGTATAGACAACCCACAAGCTCAAACCACCTGCGGCTGCGGCAGCAGTTTCACACCTTACTGATCCTTCCAAAACTCCATTCCTTGCAAAAGCCATAAATACCTAGTATATAGGATGATTTATGGCACAGCAAGTAATTGACGTTGGAAATTCAGCCAGTGATGGCACCGGAGATCCATTACGCGATGCGTTTACTAAAATTAATGATAATTTTACAGAACTTTACGCTACCGTAGAAAACGAAGGGCTAACATACGGTAACATTTCATCTAATGTTGTCGGCATTACTTTTAATGTTACTCGCTATACCGAAAGTTATGCTGCAACACCCGTGCTCAAAGGTATCGGACAGGTTGTTGGCAATGTCTATCTTATTCGGGGTAATGTACTTGGTGGTACTACTCCATTAAACGATGTTAAACTTACAGTAACCACTTTAGCCAATGCTACAGTAGGTAATATTGCGACTGTATCTGCAGCTGGTATTCCAGTGGCTCCGGTGTTACGGGTTAATGGATTAACAGGTAACATAGTATTGACAGTAAACAATATTACTGGAGCCGCTAGCAAGGCATATGTAAATGCTGCAATTGCAGCAAACATAGCTAATGTAACTGGTTCAGTAACTGATTCTTTAAGTGCTAATATTACTGCTGCCAACGCAGTTATTAGTAATCATAGTGCTAGAATTACAACTTTGGAAAGCAACGCGGCCGCCCAGTCCACAGCAATCACTAACCTAACAAATATCAAAGCAACTATTGCCTATGTTGATACTAGTATAGGATTGGCTTTAAGTTCTAATGCTGTTTTGGCCAATGTAGCTGCGGTAAATGCAAATGTTGCAGCAGCCAATGCTGCTATTCTTTTAAGAGCCAATTTGTCGGGGGCAGCGTTTAGTGGTAATATTTCTGCTAATTATATTGCTGCTTCGAATTATGTTAGAACAAACACTTATTTTGTTGGCGGAGCCGAAGCCAATCAAGGCTTAGGACAGCAATGGGCTAGCCCTGCTGCCTTGTTCTTTGGTAACACCAGCGCAAATCCATCTCCCGAAAAATATTATCAAATTAACTTACAAAATTTAGATCCAGAAGGAAGCGGCGATCTTGTTGTAACCGCAGATGACGGAACTGATGGTTCCAATTATGTTGTTGTAGGTATTAATAATAGTTTGTATAATAATACAAATTTTGGCACTCAAACGTTTCCCCATGACGGTTATCTTTATATCACCGGTGGCAATTTAGGAGTACAGAGTGCCACTCACAATATAGCGCTAATAGCTGGTGATGGAAACACAATTCCACAGGTGTTGCTAACACAATCAAATATTTTAGAACTCCGCAATGGTGTAACTATTAAATTTGGTGATGGCACTGTGCAATCAACTGCTTTTGGTGGTAATGCGAATCTCTCCTCATTAAATGCTAATATTACCGCAGCTAATGCAGCAATAACAAGTTTACAAGCAAACGCTTCGTCGCAGGCATTAGACTTGAATAGTTTATTAAATAATGCAGCCATTCAAGGAGCAACAATAAATGCATTAGTTTCGAATGCTGCTAGCCAAGCTATTCAAATTGAATCAATTAACAATTACCAAGTTTTCGCTAATTCCAACGCCGCTGCTCAAGCAATTAGTATAAGCAATTTGAATGCTAATATTACAGCAGCAAATTTAAACATTACTACATTACTTGCAAATGCAGCAACACAATCTTTAGAACTGGATAATTTGCAGGCTAACGCTCAGACACAACAAGGCAATATTATATCATTGCAGAGCAATTCTGCTGCCCAGGCAATACAAATTAATTTGTTAAATGCAAACGTGACTGCTGCTAACACAAACATAATATCTTTGACCTCTAATGCAGCTACTCAAGGATCACAAATAAATTTAATAAATGCAAATGTAATTGCAGCAAATCTTAATATCGTTACTCTAACCACAAATGCAGCCACCCAAGCTCTGTCGTTGGATAATCTTCAAGCAAATATTAATTTTTATTTGTCAAATGTAAATTCAGTAAACGCAAATGTGTCTGCAGCCAACTTAGAGATAGGAAAGCTAAACAGCAACATCACAGCAGCCAACTCAGCAATCACAACATTGCAAACTAATGCTGCTTCTCAAGCCGTATCAATAAATCTTTTAAACACTTATTCTGCAAATCTCAGTGACAGTGTAATATTCAACGGCAATGTTAGATCCAATTATCTGTTAGCTAACGCAAATGTAATTGCAACCAATGGTATATTTGAATCTATTCAAGGTACCAGCAGCACTAATTATCCTGGATTGGCTTCACGATTTATTGGAAATGTTGACGGCTACTATCAATTAGTGATACAAAACATGAGTAGTGATAGTGATGCCTCAGGTGATATTGTAGTGACAGCCGATACAGGCAATAACGCTATCAATTTCATTACCATGGGTATTAATAGTAGTACATTTAATCAACAGTGGCAAGATACTATTTTTATTGAAAATGCATTAGATGGCTATATTGAATGTGTAGGCGGTAATATAGCACTTAGGACATTAAGTAATTTAAATCTTCTTGCAGGCAACGCATTAGTAGTATTGTTACCAAATGACGATTTGTATTTGTTCAATACCAATTTGAGATTTCAAGATGGTAGTATTCAAAAAACTGCAATAACTGATGTGCCTGCACTATATGCAAATATTGGTTTAATTGTAAACAATTTGCAGTCCATTGATGCTAATATTGGCACAACAATAATAGATTTTGATATACTTGATGCTAATGTGGGGGCATATCAAGATTATGCAAACACAACCATATACACAGACTCTAATGTAACAAGTTATCTACAATCTGTTACAGGCAACATATTACCTGCTGCTAATCTAATATATACGCTTGGTAATGTTGATTATCAGTGGCAAGAACTTTATGTCAGCGGTAACATTACTATAGGTAATGTAATAGCATTATCTAATGTAATTGGTAATGTAAGTTATACGCCTGCTAATGCTGCAAACTACAACAGCACGATTACTAATGTACAACAGGCGTTAGACGAACTTGCCGAAAGAATAAAAGCCTTAGGTGGTTAACATATTGGAATAACAAATGGCAATAAACAACATTAACATAGGTGCAGTAGCAAATGATGGAACAGGCGATCCAATCAGGACTGCCTTTGACACAGTCAATGATAATTTTTCATTTATTCAAGGCGGTTTATTTGCAGGCACAGAATCTACAATATTAAGTGCGGCTAGTATAACAACTGATGTATTAACATCAAATACCTTCATTTATGCCACTACATATGCAAATGCTAACACTGTTGTATCTCGTGGTAACACAATTGTTGGTAGTAATTTGTTGGTACAAAGCAACGGCGCTACTATCATTGGCAACGTTACTATTCTTGGTAACTTAACAGTCAGCGGTACTCAAGCGGCAGGTGCAAGTCAGGCCACCGATGCTGCTATGTTGAACATCCATTATCCTAGTGTTGGGTCACTTATTGTAAATGATGGTAAAGATATTGGCGTCACTTTTAAGTATTATAAAGGCAGTGAGTCCCAAACTTTTCTTGGTTGGCAAAATACCACCGAAACTTTAGTTTGGATGGATAAAGTGACCGAATCTGCCGGTCCTGGTAACGTTATCACAGCAGGTACATTTGGTAATGTACAATTTGGTCAGCTTCTCCTAAGCAACACTACCCAGGCAACCAGCAACGTGACAGGTGCTCTTCAGGTACGTGGTGGCGCTGGAATTCAGGGAAATCTTTATGTACAAAGTAATTTATTTGTTGGTAACAGTGCGAATGTAGGAAACTTAACTGTAAGAGGGTTTCATGTTGGCAGTTTATATTTTGGGGGTGCAGATACAATTTTTATAAACGGCAGTCCAGTACAAACTGCTGCAACCGCGTTCAATGGGGGAACCGTAGGTTTAGCAACTATATTTGCCGACACCACACAATCAACTTCGGCAATAACAGGAGCGGTGCAGCTACGCGGGGGTCTTGGTGTGGCAGGTAATATTTGGGCCGGAAATATTCATGCCAATATTGGCGGTAATGTTAGAGCCAATATTCAAGGTAATATTTTTACACCTGCACAACCCTTTATAACAAGTTTGGGTACATTAACTAGTTTGGCAATGGCCGGTACCATTACAGCTTTCAACGTTAATCCTAACACAAATATAACTTATAGCTTAGGTTCAGGAACTTCCAATCGATGGAATACTTTATGGACTTTTGACATAAACATGAGTGGTACTTTAACAGGAGGAACCATTAACAGCACCGGAGGTGCTCATACTGGTAACATAGCAATAAACACCGCAACAGCAGCAGCATTGACTTCTACTACCGCAGTCGGCGAACTATTTGAATCTGGACCAACTACAATTAGAATTGGCGGAAGTGGCGTAACTCAATTTAGAAATAATACTAGAGCTACTTCTACATCAACTGGTGCTGTTATTGTAACCGGAGGCATGTCTGTAACAACTGGTAATTTATATATAGGCGGAAGTGCAGGCAATGCCATTGTTGCCATTGGTGCTATTCATGCAACAAATGGTATAAATTCCAACAGCAATGTAATAGCACAGGGTAACATTGACACCTCAAGTAACACACAAGCAACCAATACCTCTACAGGAGCATTACAGATTCAAGGCGGTGGTAGTTTTACACAAGGAAATTTATATATTGGTGGTAGTGGTGGCAATTCTATTATTGCAACCGGTAACATTAATATTTCTGGAAATGTATTACCGTTTGGTGCCAATACAGCTTATAATATTGGTAGCGTCACCTCCTGGTTTCAGACTTTTTACGGTGTTTCAACTCAAGCTCAATATGCTGACTTGGCAGAAAAATACGAGGCAGACGCTGAATATGATGTTGGTACAGTGGTTGTATTTGGAGGCGATAAAGAAATTACAACTACAAATGCTTTTGCAGATACTAGGGTAGCAGGAGTAATTTCACACAATCCAGCGTATTTAATGAATGCAGCAAGCGAAGGGCTTCCAGTGGCGTTGCGAGGAAGAGTTCCGGTTAGAATTATAGGTGCAGTAAGTAAAGGTGATTTGTTAGTAACTTCAACACAAGAAGGCTATGCTCAGAGTGTTGGACAAAGTAGTTCGTATCCTAACGCCGTATTTGCAAAAAGTTTAACTACAGATGGAAGAAACGGCAATAAAGTTATCGAGGCGGTAATTTTGTAAAATGAGCACTGTAACCTGGATAACTCCACGAGGCAACTTAGGTACAATACCTGAAAATACCTTTTTCTCCTTTAGGCTTGAAGCAGTTGATAGTGACCAACAACCTTTATTCTATAGCTTTATCAGTGGTAACTTGCCTGGAGGCATGTATGTAACGAGAGATGGATTTCTACGCGGAATTCCAACTATTCTTAGTTCCGTTAATCAAACTGCTTTTAGCACTTTTACTATAAGAGCTACCAATCCAGATGGAAATGTTGCAGACAGAAGCTTTAGCTTTACTGTAAGTAATATCAATGGTCCGCAAATAATACCAAAACCTGACTTATTGGGAGCCTGGTTTGATGGTAATTTTTTAGACTACACTTTTACTTCAGTAAATGATAACCCTAATGCTAGACAAACTTGGAGTATAATTTCGGGCACAATACCTCCAGGAACTACGTTTTCATCTTCAGGCAGATTGTCGGGATATGTGGATATAATAGCGTCCAACACAAACGAACTTGGTTTTGAAGCTGCTGCTATAGAAAGTGTTTTGTATGATACTCCAGCTCTAAGCACCGACAGATATTATAATTTTACAGTTGAAGTTACAGACGATTTAAAAATTGAAACATTGAATGTTAGATTATTAATTGTTAGCAAAGGAAACTTTTCTACTGATAACAACATAACTTTAATAAACAATACTTTTATTAGAGTTGACGCAGATAACAGATATAGACCTATAATTCTAAATCCTCCAGATTCGCTGCCTGTTTTAGTTTCTGGTAGTACCTTTCTTTACAAGTTTATTGCATATGACCCACAAGACGAAGATGTATCATGGAGAATAGATGAACTTGCATTTAGTGGAATGGACGATCTTGATGCAGCATTAGATCAAACTTTTCCAGGAAACGGCACAAGTGGCCCGTATGCACTATCTAACGTACCTGCAAGTGCAGCAAGAATAACTGTTCAGGTAAACGATGCATTGTATACTGCTTTCACAGACTACACTGTATCAATTGTTGGTCCTAGTGCATCACTGACACTGGCTTACAATTCTTTTACAATACTGACTGCCACCAGTTCACAAGGATTTGCCACTTTAACATTTGCTCCGCAGGCCAATCGGCCATTTCCTGTTAGCTCTAGTATCACAGTGTCAGGTATAACTGGTGTAACAACTTACAATGGAACTTTTATAGTAACAAATTGTACCACAAGTTCAGTCACATATGAACTGTCGGCAGCTGGCCCGGGAATAGTTACTACCACTGCATTGTCTCTTTTGACTGCCACTTGTACAGACGGATTGGCAACCGTGACATTTACAGCACAGCCGGAAGCTCCTTATGCGGTAGGTGCTGTGATCACAGTGGCAGGTGTTACAGGCGTAACTAGTTATAACGGTACATTTACAGTGATCGCTTGCACAACTACTTCATTATCGTACGTATTGGCAACAGTGGCAGCAGGAACTGTGACATCGGCCACTGTCACAGGCACAGTAACAGTGGCGACCACCATACCTGCTGCAGGCGACAACATATTAGTACAATACATAAGCACAGCCAACGGTTACGATACTATATTATTTGATCAAGGTGCCGGAGGTTTGCCTGCAGGGTTAACTATTAATTCAGAAACTGGTTGGATTTTAGGTATCTTGCCTAGCCAAACTGAAGATTTTAAAACATATTCTTTTGATGTATACGCTTATAGGACGGCTGCTCCCGATGAAGAAAGCGACAAGGTAACTTTTCAAATAAATGTAAAACGCACTATTAATGAGGAAATAATTTGGACATCACCTTTTGATCTTGGTACGATTGATAATGGAGCTGTAAGCGAACTGTCGGTTAGCGCATATAACACGCTTGGAAAAGAACTAGTTTATAGATTAGTATATGCGCCGTTTAGAAAAATTCCTCAGGGTCTAAAATTCTTGCGTTCTGGCAGACTAATTGGTAGAACCACATTTAGGTACTTTAGTTTAGATGGTAAATCAGCTCAACTTAACCTAACATCTACAGCTGATTTAACCATTGGCATGACTATTCAAGGTGTAGGTGTAGCTACCGGATGTAAAATTACACAAATTATAGATTCAAACACAATTGAAGTAAGACCAGCTATATATGTAACACAAGGTACTATTTTAATTTTTTCAAATGATAATATTCAAAAAGCGGTTAGCACTACAAGTAATGCTGTATCAACTGTAATAGACGATGGAAATACAACTTTTGATCAACAGTGCGGTTTTACTGTAATTGCAAGTTCTATAGATAATTCAATATCATCAAGACAATCATTTACTTTAAGAGTTAGACCCCGTAGTTTAGCTCCTTATGAAAATGTATATCTTAAAGCACTGCCTAGCCCAGAACAAAGAAATAACTGGAACGTTATTGTGAAAGATACAACCATATTTCCTCCTGAGTTAATCTACCGACCAGATGATAGCTATTTTGGAATACAGTCAAGTTTTAAATCTTTATTTTTATCAGGATTAAATGCTGACACAGCAGAAAATTTTGTTTCTGCAATTGAAAGAAATCATTATTTAAAACAAATTAATTTTGGCGAATTAAAAACTGCTATTGCAGTTAATCCGGATGGCACAATTGGGTACGAAGTTATATACGCCGATTTAATAGATAATCAATCCGTTGGAAAACAGGGACCATCCTTAGAAGTTGTACTTAATATAGCAAATGATTTTTTATTTGAAAATCAATCCTACAATATAATATACCCTAATAGTTTTCCTAACATGCAGAAAAGATTAGAAAATGGAAAAGGATATACAAATAGAAGCACTTTACCTAGATGGATGACTAGTGTTCAAGAAGATGGAACAGTTTTAGGTTTGATAAGGTGTGTTGTTTTAGCTTACACGCAACCGGGTGCATCTAAACTAATTACCTATAGATTACAAAATAGTGACTTCAATCTTAGTTCTATTCCTTTTATTGCAGACAGATATCAATGGGATAATTATCTATCAACATACTATAACACAAGCACTAACAGTTTTGAAGCTAGCGAATCTACAACTTTTGACAAATATCCAAATATTGAAGCAGGTACTGCTGTAATTCAAACAACATTAGTGTCATCGGTTGTTAATTCAAATATAATTGAAATACCTAATTCTATTACAGTAGGTTATGGCTGGTCTGTAGCAAGTATTAGTGCTAATTTAACCATTCCTCAGAATACATCTATTACAAACTTGAATAGTTCAGGTAATATTTTAACCATTAATAGTAACATTACTGCTAGTGCTGGATCTATTTTGAAAATATCAGGAGAAGCAGCAGCAGACTATGCTGTATCAACCTCATTTGATAGCATAGACGGAGAAAATCTAAGCGAAGTGCGATCATCGTTACGAATTGATGGAGTCGCGGATTTTTCAGAAGGCGAAAAACTTATTTTTGCCAAGCAATTTGGATTCGGGGGTATAAATGACGGATGGATAGATGCCGTAGGAAACACGATTCCAGGATATTTAGATAAAGTAAGCGAGATCACAAATATCAATTACCAGGGCGGAATATGGGAAATTACATGGGAAGAATTTCCAGTATCGGGGCTTGATGATGATGAATTGGGTTTTGACGAAGTAAGTGAAACACTGAATTTTAGTCATTTTGACCAAGGAAATGACGCAGAAATTACTCTGCTGTTTAATCAAGAAATGATTCTAAATCAGTTGGTTAAAGTAAGAACCGGAGACACTTACAAAGTAACTACATTAATATACGAAACAAATGAGGGTGAAGCTATTCCTAGATATTTTATTGCTTCAAGTGCTACAGGGTTTGAAAGAACAGCCGAAACTACTTTTGATGGTGGGACTTGTATAATGCGCGAAGGCTTTGTCGCCGGCAATTCAGTAACAGGAGGTACTACGTTTAGTAGTAATCAAGATATTTGGATAGTTCCAGAATCTTTAGATAAATATATCAAGTTCCCACAAAATGGAGTATTTGTATAAATGACAAGCCAAGTTAACCCAAACAACATTGACGGTTCTTATCCGGTAGCCGGGCAAGATAATGACAGTCAAGGTTTTCGTGATAATTTCACTAATATTCGTAACAATTTTACTTTTTCAAAAGCTGAAATTGAAGATTTACAAAACAAAGTTGTATTAAAAAGTGCCCTGTTAAACACAACATTAAGCAACGATTTTGCTGGTAATGCTATGGTAAATCCTGCATTGACTAGTTGGCGTGAAACATATAACAATATTGGCAGCGTAAGCGGTAGTGTAACAATAAATTTTGTAAACGGTAATTTCCAAAGAATTACAATGTCGGGGTCAACTACATTGACATTTAGTTTTCCAGCTAATACTGGAAATCAATATGCAAGTGTAAAATTATGGGTAAATAATACCAACAATGCCTGGACACTGACATTGCCCAGTTCTGTGTCGCTGAATGGTCCTTTGAGTGTGGGCGGTGCAGCAGGCAGTCCACCTGTAATCACTTTTACAGCAGATGAAATCAGTAACAATAATAATTACTTCTTTGAATTTTTTACAGTAGATGGCGGCACTACAATTGGCATTATTGATCATACTAGAAACAGAGACATAGCGTTAACAGCAATGTCAGTTTCAGGAGCATTTACTGCAAATGGTACTGCCACCTTAGGCTCAGGATCGAGCAATGTGGTTGTAGCAGCAACAACAGGATCAACTTCATCAACCACCGGCGCTTTGGTAGTAAACGGTGGAGCGGGTATTGCAGGCAATGCATTTGTAAATGGAAATCTAATAATCAACAATGGTATTATCAATCCAGATTATCTGTTAGCCAATGTAGTCACCGGTCAAAATTTATTTGCCAATGTGAATTTTAATAGATTTATTGCCAACTGCTCGCCAACCGGCACAGTAGCAAACTTGTTTATCACACTACCAAATTCTGTCGAAGATGGTAGAGAAATTGATATAGTATCATTAACTCCAATTACCAGTTGCTTTGTGTCAAATATGACAGCGGGTGTGACCAGTGTGTACGGATTGGCCAACAACTGGTCAGCTTCGGCAAGTTTAACTAGTTCAGTATCTATTAAATTACTTTACAGCGCATCAGTTGGTAGATGGTTTAGGGTTTAAATTTCCGTTAACAATTGACTCCTAGCTTTGCATAGTTTATAATTGTGCAAACTAGGAGTTTTTTTATGACTGTAGATTTACTAAGATATCAAGAGTTTGTTAAAGCAGTAACCAGCAAACCATCAAATGATCTAACTACCTTTATGGACAGACTAGATCAATTGGACGGCAATTGGGATTTTGAAGCACAAGGACATGGTCCTGATATCAATGTTCCGTTGTTAATGACTGCGGCATTGGGACTAGCTGCTGAAACAGGTGAGTTTTGCGAAATTCCAAAAAAAATATTCTTTCAAGGTAAACCATTAAACGATGAAAATGTGTTTCATATGAAACGCGAACTGGGTGACATCATATGGTATTGGATCAATGCCTGTCGAGCACTCGGCTTAAATCCAAACGATGTTGTTGAAGAAAATGTAAATAAATTAAAAGCTCGCTATCCTGGTGGTGAATTTGATGTACACTACTCTGAGAACAGGAGCAAAGGAGATTTGTAATGCATCCATTGATACCAGACTTGACAGATGTGAGCACAGAAGAGCTACACAAAAAATATAACGAACTATTGCAAAAACTAAATCAGGCATATAGATTTGGACCCAGCGGTATTATTCCACAAATGCAAATGATTATAGAGAACTATCGGCACGAAATGGATGTACGCAATAGAAAACTCATGGAAGAAATGGAAGCCAAAAACGACAAATTTAAAGGCATCATAGACATACAATGAAATATGATAATTTTGGCCAAGCCTATGTGTCTAGCACAGAATTGTGCGAATTGCTTTATAAAAATCCGGACATAAACATAGATCAATTTTTTGTTGAAGATTGGAACCAATATAACACAGCAGTTTATCAAACCTTTGCTGATCTACCTCAAGTAAAGCAATATCATCCTTATCCTGGAAATTATTCTGCTGAAATATTCCACAAAACAAAACAAAACATATGGAATATGCCTTCTGACTACAGCACAATGAATATAGCTCAATGGCTACTAGATAAATGTAAAACAGAAGAGGAATTACAAAGAGTTGGCAAAGAACTTCTGCTTTATCAAGAAAGAGACCTGTTTCCTTTATTACAACAGCTAAAATACATGGTTGATATCTGGAAAGAAAATAACATTATATGGGGTGTAGGTCGAGGATCTAGCGTGGCCAGCTACGTGCTGTATTTAATTGGTGTTCATAAAATTAACAGCATATATTATGATTTAGATATCGAAGAATTTTTACGATAAATACCCGATCAAGGAGATGTAATGAGTAAAAGAATTTATAGAACTGCAAATGGCAGACAAATTAACATTGATGCAATTATGGCGCAAAATGAAGATGCCATAGCAGTTGGTAATATGCGTGTAAATGCCCGTGGAGACGAGTTAGGTCCTGGTGGTCGAATTGAGAGAACCAGAGACAAAGCAATGGCCGATTACTATAAATTGAACACTCCGGTAGCGTCTGACTATGTACCGGTGCCAAGAGAAGCACCTAAAAAAGATTTAGTAGATGATTGGATAGAACCATTGAATGAATCAAAACAGGAAGACCTGTCTAGTGTCGAAGAAAACACAATTACTACTAAACCATTAAGAGGTAGCCTTGCAAGCTCTGTAGCAAACACACAACCCCAACAACCAATGGGACTTAAAAAAACAGGCCCAACAAGAATTTAAGCGAGGAAAAAATGGCAGTAGAGAATCCGTTTGATCAAAAACGAGGATATCAATTTGGTTTAAACATAGATGGCGACATAAGGCCTCTAAGAAATAATATTATTGTCTCTGACATGAGTTTTGAAGGCAGACAATTAAGCAGCGGTATAGTATTATTAGGTGATGATGGAAAGACTGATGGCATTAGACCGCGATGGGCGCGAGTATTTGCCGTAGGACCTGAACAGCACGACATTTGTGTAGGGCAATGGGTGCTTGTTGAGCACGGAAGATGGAGTCGCGGTACAAAAATATTCCGAGAGGGACAGGAACTTACAATACGCAGAGCGGATCCTGAGGCAATTATTTTTGTAAGTGACACCGAACCAGAACATATAGACACCATTTCAACAGCAGTTCACGCAGAACGCCGATCAAGAGAACAATACGAATGAATACAGACTATAAATTAAAAGATCCAGTTGTATTGGATTTGTCTCCTTACGGAGTCAAAAATCGTACATGCACTTGGTACGATTTTGAACATCCCTTACACAGACTACCCCCTTTTGAACAGGTTTTCGCATCTTACTGGAATGGCTATCACTACAGTAAATGGATTAGTCCCGGAATGACCTGTGTAGATATTGGCGCACATATTGGTGACACAGCTTTGCCCATGATGGTAGCTTGTCAAGCAACTGTGCTGGCAATTGAACCCAACATTCATATGCTACCATTTTTAGAAAAAAACTGCGAAGCAAATCAAGAGTTTGGTCGTTTTGTAATTGCCACCGAAGCTGTTACTAATGCAATCACTGAAGATCTAACCTTTGGTGACCACAACAATGCCATGATAAATGGTGGAATACTAGATTCAAGTTGGGATTCAGGCACTGCCGCAACTGTAAAAGGAATGACTGGCAATACATTACAAGTAAAAGGATTGCCCTTTGTGGACATCTGTGAAAAATATCTCACCCAAGACGAAGTAGATCGCATAGGTTTCGTAAAAATTGACACCGAGGGGCATGATATTGCTATAATAGAAAACATGCGCGACTTTTTAATCAAACATAAACCAGTATTGTTGACTGAATGGTTTTTTGGTTATAGTGCCGCAGACAGTAAAAAACTATTTGACGCTATTCATGCAGCCGGTTATGTAGCACACAATCCTGTAACCATGGAGCCAGCTAATTTGAGCCATCGTATCGAAGACCTACTATGTATACATCAAAACAATCTATGAAAATTGAATTAAGTAATGTTGATGGGTATCGCACCTATGGATATTTTGAACCCGTAAATCATCCCGCGGGATATCATAGTTTAAAAATTACAAGTCAATGGGAAACAGCAAAAGATCCTAACGCCGAACAAGTGAAACTGACCATGCTGCTTTCCCCGGACGCACTCAACAATCTACGCACTTTAATTAAATGAAAGAACTTTGGACTGAAAAATATCGCCCACAAACACTTGATGGGTATGTGTTCACCGACCCCACACAGCGTGAACAAATAGAATACTTCGTTAAAGATAAAAGTATTCCACACTTGCTGTTTACTGGACCGGCTGGCACAGGTAAAACTACACTGGCAAAAATCTTAGTTAATACTCTAGATATTGATCCGTATGACTTCTTGCAAGTCAATGCCAGTAGAGACAATGGTGTAGATTTTCTTAAAAGTCGAATCGAAGGCTTTGTAAGCACAATGCCGTTTGGAGATTTAAAAATTGTGTTACTGGATGAAGCCGATTACCTGTCACATAATGCACAGGCAATACTTCGTGGACTAATGGAGACTTATCAAGCGCAGGCAAGATTCGTTTTAACTGCTAACTTGGCACACAAGATTATTGGTCCACTCAAATCCAGGTGTCAACAAATAGTTATTGATCGAACAGATAAAACAGAATTTACCACTAGAGCAGCAACAGTATTGATTAATGAAGGTATTGAATTTGACATAGACACATTAGACAGTTATGTGAGAGCAACATATCCAGATTTGCGTAACTGTCTGAAACAGTTACAAACTAATAGTTTAACCGGATCACTTACTATTGCAAAAAGTACAGGTGATGGCAGTAGTATAGATTATAAATTAGAAGTAGTTGAATTGTTTAAAGCAGGTAAAATACGCGAGGCAAGAACTCTATTTTGTTCACACACATCAGCTGATGAATGCGAAGCAGTTTTCACTTGGATGCACAACAATCTTGATCTTTGGTCCAACACACCAGACGGTCAAGACGAAGCAATTAAAATTATTAGAAAAGGTGCAGCTTCACATTCATTGGTAGCAGACCATGAAATAAACTTATCAGCAACATTTGTAGAACTGAGTCAAATACAATGAAAAAACAAAACATTTATCTAGTAGCCCAATATACAACAAAACCTCGTGATCCGCGTAAAACCCGAATATCTGGTTACATGAAAGATCCTGCCAATCATCAATACGATGAGCGAGTACAAATTACCAGTAGATTAAGAAATCAAGATTTGTACACAGCAAAGATTATTATAAATCTATCAAATAAAACTGTAGATAAAAATTCATTCAATGATTTAACAAACTTCAATGATCTTTTTAAATATTTTTTCAAAGGTTATCACAAATACATTACTGAAGTAATGATAAAACTAGATGCAGAGTACTTCAATCAAATGCTAGACGAAATGCAAGCGGAACTGGACAATGAAAAAGTACAAGCTGAGTGATTCTGGTGCTAGGGGCTGGTTCATTGGTGATTTTCCCCAAGCAGTAATTCGAACCCAAGATTTTGAAGTCTGTTGGCAAGGAAATAAAGCAGGGCATGTAGATACTCCGCATTACCATAAAGTAATTACTGAAGTGCAATTAATAACTGAGGGTAGAATGGTAATTAACGGGGAAGAATTTGGTCCCGGCGACATTTATGTAAGCGAGCCTGGTGAACATTACTATGCTCATTATTTAGAAGACACCGAAGTCCTAGCAGTTAAATTTCCTAGTGTTCCTAACGATAAATATTACATAGATGAGCAATATATTCAAAGCAATGAAGGCAAAGAAGAAGCGGGCAGTTGATCCAAATGCACCACCGCGCCCTAACTTGATGACACACGATGTAAAAATTAGAGATCAACAAAATGTTATAAGCAATATGCAAGCAGAACTTTTCAATCTAAAAGATACAGTAAGATCACTACAAAACAAATTAAATAATCAAACTGTGTATCTACAGGCAGTACATTCAAAACTAAAAAAATAATTGAACACACTATATTTAGACATGGACGGAGTCATAGCAGACTTCAATGAATATGCGTACCGCACTTTAGGAGTTCCCCCAAGCCAAGGCATCTATCCCAATGATATATGGCAACAATTAGCAAAAAATTCTAGAATCTATCGCGATTTAATTAAAACTCATTACGCTGATAGACTAGTTGCTGAGTGCAAGGATTTTACATTAACCAAAGAATATAATTTGTATTTTCTAACGGCAGTGCCCAAAGGTAACGATGTTCATTGGGCGTTTTATGATAAAGTGTTGTGGGCAAGTAAATACTTTCCAAACATAGCTGTAATGTTTGGTCCTTACAGTAAAGATAAACACATGCACTGCCAACCTGGTGATATTTTAATAGATGATAGATTAAGCAACGTAGAAGAATGGCGTACAGCCGGTGGCATCGCTATACATCATGATAATATTGATGCCACCCTGTATGAATTATCTCGACTCTATTAAACCTCCCCGTAAAGTTTAAGAACTTCGCCTACAGCAGGATGTCTACGAACATCCTTGACTGCAAATTCTACACCAGCAATGTATTGGCTATCAAAATTTGTCATCAAACTTTGGAAATTCAATAATCCGTTGTCCTTGGCCCTACGGTCGGCCTGCTGTGTATCACCTGTAATAACCATCTTGGAGTTGTCACCTAAACGAGTTAGCAGCATCTTCATCTGACTTGGTGTCGCGTTTTGCATTTCATCTGCAATAATCCACGAGTTTTTAAATGTCCGCCCTCGCATGTATGCTAGTGGAGCAATCTCTATATATTTTTCTTCTAGCAGACGCAATACCTCCTGTGGTCTATAATATTCTTCTATAATGTCAAAGATGGGCCTAGTCCAGGGTTCCATCTTTTGATTCAGTGTGCCCGGCAAAAATCCGTGTTGCTCGTCATCAACGCCTACTGCGGGCCTAGTTATAACAATTTTAGAGCATTCTCCAGCTCTAAATGCTCGTAGTGCGGCCAACACAGCCAGCATAGTTTTGCCTGTACCTGCCGGACCTGCGGCGTAAACTATTAAGCGTTGTGGATTTTGTAAGAGATCTATGTATGTCTCTTGATTGAGACTTTTTGGAATTAACTGAATGGTGCGACGTTGTTTTTGGTATGAATCAAACTGTACTACTTGTAATTGTGTTGCTTCGCTTCTACGGCGTTTACTCAAGACTTCCTCCTTTATAGTTGGTGGATCTGTCATTGCCTTGTCCCTGTAGTGGGCTTGGCAACCTTTTTATCAAGTCCACGTTTCTATTTAATAAAGGATTTGATTGCTTATAATGCAGTTTTATGCCAATATCATTGAGCTAAGTATTAAGCTATCCACTAAATTTTAAAAAACCAATAGCTGTGTTCAAATCTTTATTCGATAAATAACTTATATTGGAAGTTATATGGCTACAGATATCAACAACGTATTAGAAAATATTAAAGAACTGTCAATGACTGATAGTGCAGTTAATACACTATTGGACTTTGAGCGTGTGATTGATGAATTAGATATATACGCATTTAAAAATTGGAAGCGTGGCGAGCTAGTTGAAGGGCCAAAATACGAAAAATATTTTGTTGTCTGCACATTCATGTGGCCGTACAAAAAAATGCCCGACCCACGAGGTGGCGAGCGTCTATTAGACTATGGCTGCGAAATCAAATATAAAAAAGACATATTAGAATATCCAGTCAAAGTCAAAGATCAAAATGATTTTAAACCTGGCACTCGAGTACCTAAACTAGCTAGCACACCAGTTTGGCTTGTGGAGATTGTAATGCCAAAAAAACTAATGCAAGAAATCAACCAGGGCAGCTTGGAATTAGAATCCGGCACAGTTGATGTTGAAGATATTGAATCCAGTTACGAAGAAGGGCTCGATGACAAAATGTACAACACGAACACCAACGCTCCAGAAGCAGCAGTACAAGGAAAACCAAATGCAGTCTAATATAAACGAGGGCTTAGAACAAAACGATCTAGCTAGACTAATAACACCAGAATTGCACATTGATGAGTACAAAAGCAAAATGGGCAAGGACGAAGATATTGTTGTTCTAAGTTTTAAAGTAAGTGGGCGCGAGCCAGCTGAGGATCTAGTTAACTTTATTGAAAAGGGTTATGAGTGGGTATTAGATGCTGATGTTAGTGCCGGTGAATTAGATGACGGTGATTTTCTAGTTTTTGTTGAGTTAGATCGTGAGTCCCACGCAGCTGAAAATATTATAGCCATGATGCAAGATATAATGAACTTGACCAGTCAAGTCATGGGCGAGTGGTCAGTTCAAATTAGATCACGCCCAGAAAAACTAGAACTAACAGCAGACAATATCAGAAACAATGTTCCACTTACAACCAGCACATATCAAGCACAGTATGGTAAAAAAGGACTTGACGAAATGCGCACAGCAGCAGGCGTGGCTGTGACTACTCGAGCACCTGTAAACGACCATACTCAAACCATAAGAAGCCTAGCAGGCATTCTTTAACCAAAAGAGCATAAATACTGGTAGTTCAATTACCAGTATATTATGTGGCTATTACATTTACTACCTGACTCATTTATTTTATTCGTTACCTACTGCTTGTTGGCAGTAGGCTTTGCTGGCATTATATTGGGTTTTTTCCTAGCCAAGATTCCGTTTGTCAGCCAATACAAACTTCCAATACAAATTGTATCCATAATCCTATTTTGCTTGGGATTGTATTGGTACGGCGGCTACAGCAACGAAATGCTATGGCGTGAGCGTGTGGCTGAAATGGAAGCTAAAGTGGCAGCGGCTGAAGCCAAGAGCAAAGAGCTAAACAAAGAAATAGAAGCTAAAACCGTAGAACGGACAAAGCTAATTCGCGAAAAAGGCAAGAAACAAGTTGAATATATTACTAGACTTGTAGAAGGCAAAACTACTGAGATAGTTAAAGACATGAGCGCAGAAGAGCGTGCTGTTTTTGAAGCAAAACAACGAGAATTATTAGATGCTATAAAATCTTGCCCTGTGCCACGAATTATAGTAGAAGAACAAAATAAGGCAGCATCAAAATGAAACTACATGGCCTATTACTAGCATTCGTATTAACTGGCTGCTCAACCACAGTTCCGGTGGTGGCTAAATTTCCTGACGCGCCTCCATCGTTAAAAGCCAGTTGTCTCGAACTTAAAAAGATAGAAGGCGATACAATCTCTATCGTAGATCTACACCGAGTTGTAGTTGAAAATTACACAGAGTATTATGCCTGCGCTCAAAAAGTTGAAGGTTGGAACGAGTGGCACACCAAGCAAAAGAAAATATTTGACGAGGTAAAATAATGGAACAAGAAGCCTGTCCGGTATGCGGCGGAAAACACAACAAATAAAGGAGAATCATGGAACTAACCAAAGATCAATTAGCACAACTATTACCAAAGAATCCATACATCAGTTATTGGCACAATGCTTTAAGTCAGTTACTGCCTGATTATGAAATCAACACTCCCCAAAGAATAGCTGCATTTATTGCACAATGCGCTCATGAGTCTGGTAATTTTGTTTTCTTGACAGAGAATTTGAATTACAAAGCCGAAAGTTTAACGAAAATTTTTGGCAAATATTTCAAGGACATGGCAACTGCCAAAGCCTATGAAAAGAAGCCTGAAAAAATTGCCAACAAAATCTATGCTGACAGAATGGGCAACGGCAACGAAGCATCAGGTGACGGCTGGCGTTATCGCGGAAGAGGTCTAATTCAATTGACTGGTAAAACAAATTACACTTGGTTTGCAGCAAGTTTGGAAATTAGCCCCGAAGAGGCAGCAGAGTATACACAAACCTTTGAGGGTGCTGCACAATCAGCATGCTGGTTTTGGGAGACCAACAAGTTAAACAAAGAAGCAGATGCTGGTGATATCAAAACAATGACTCGCAAAATCAATGGCGGCTTTATTGGTCTAGATGATCGCATCAAACATTACAACCATGCGCTTCATGTGTTAGGAGTTCATTGATGAGATATCTATTTCTGCTTCTAGCACTTCCGTTATTGGTGGCTTGTCAGGAGAGATATAGATATCCTTGTCAAGATCCCGACAACTGGGACTCCAAAGAATGTAAAAAACCATTTTGCAGTGCCAATGGCACTTGCCCAGAAGATTTAACACCATATGAAAAAGACAAAGCAGGCGGACAACCTGGTAACAGTTTTGCACCAGCTGCACCTGCACCTAAAAAAGGAGAATGTAAATGATTAAAGATATTTGGGAAGGCCCAAGATACACAACCGAAGAACTGAATGTTAGATTGAAATTCTTTATTGGTATTGTGTTAGGCCTTACACTGTTTGGTATTGTGTTTGTTGTTTTGTACAGTCTAATTTTTGTTACTCAACCAATGAATGGTATGAGTCCAGTGGATAATAAATTCTTTGAACTTATTATTCCTATTGCTACATTCTTGACTGGAACATTATCGGGTATCATGTTGGCCGGCGACGACAAGGATTTGAGAGCAAAGGCATTGGAAGCAGCCAACAAGCCACCTCCACCAAGTGCTCCACCTCCTGCACCAACTAGAATTGAACCAACACTAGGTGGCTTTGGTGCGCCAGCAGCAGGAGCGTTTGGAGCAGCCGCAGAACCTGCACCATTGGCTTCGTTAGCTGATGCAGCAATGGCCAGTTTTACTCCATCAGTTGGCGGAGGATTTGGCGGTAAAGAAGCACCGGTTCAACCAGATCATCCGGAACGATAATGAGCTTCTTGGCTAAAATGCTTTCAGGCGAAAGCGAATCAAATCCCAGCAGCAAAAGAGTCATAACATTTTTGGCTTTCTTGTTGTGTGCAACAGGATTTATAGCCGAAATGTTTTTTGAGAAACGAGTTAATCCTACCACTTTTGAATATATGATGTATATTGTAATAGGTGGTTTAGGATTCACAGCATCAGAAAAATTTACTAAAAAGGAAACAACAAAATGAAAAAATTAATTGCACTAGTAATGTTAGCCGCATTGCCATTGGCCTACGCTGATTGTCATGCAGCTGAAGAGAAACGAGTTTGTGTCAAAGAGTTTGATAACAAAACCAAAAAAGAAAAAGAAGTTTGCAAAACAATCAAGGTACACAAGAAGCTAGAAGGTACCAAGATTGAAGATGCAAAAAAAGACAGCGGCAAAAAGTAAATAGACGCAACTATGACATAAGAGCCCATTTGTGGGCTCTTTTTGTTTGACAAACACCAGCGAAAGGTATATAATATTAGTATGACACATTACGACATCTTGGGCGTTTCAGAATCTGCTAGTCAGGATGAAATTAAACAGGCCTATCGTAAATTGGCCAATCAACATCATCCTGACAAAGGTGGTGACACAAACCGTTTTCAACAAATACAGTCTGCATACGAGACTCTAAGCAATGACCAAAATCGTGCCCAATACGATGCAGAACGACGCGGCATGGGCGGATTTAGATTTTCAGTAAATGGTCAAGATGTTGGCAGCGGCATGCCACATGAAATGGAAGAAATGCTGCGCAATTTTGGGTTTGCCTTCGGACACGGTTTCGCTCATACCTCAGATCCATTTAATGTGTTTAGACAGCCAAGAAAAAACAAAGACCTACAGATTGAAATAGTTGTCAGCTTGGCTAGCACTCTTGAAGAACAAATAAAAATTATTAATGTTAAAACCAGTAACGGCGAAACTTATCCGGTAGAAGTACGAATCCCTAGAGGTGTAAGTCCAGGATCAACAATCAAATATCCGGGCCTAGGTGATAACTTTTTTGCTAGTTTACCAAGAGGTGACTTGTATGTTAGAGTCAACATAGAGGCAAACACAGAGTTTGGTCTTGACAATATAGATTTGCACAAAACTTTAGAGATTGATTGTGTACATGCCATGTTAGGCGGACCAACCACAGTGGTAGGATTAGATGGCAAGCATTTTGACATTAGTATATCACCCGGCACTCAGCCTAACAGTCGTCTTAGATTAGCGAATCAAGGGTTATATTCAATGAATCAAAATGTTAGGGGAAGTTTAATTATCAATGTTAAAATAGTCGTACCTACAAATCTTACAACAGATCAGCAGTTGGGTCTTAGAAATCTATTCAAAATACAATAAATATTTTTATGTTACAAACCAATCCTGAAATTGATCACATAGTTGCCGAAGCGACACAGCTTGCTAAAAATCTCAGTCATGAATATGTAACTCTGGAACATGTCTTTTTGTCCATGATTAGATTTGATCCATTTAGAGATTTAGTATCACAGTTTGGTGCAGATGTAGACAGTCTTGATGCCGAACTGGAGGCTTATATGTTACAAGCAACAAATTTGGTTGTCAACGAACAGGAACCAAAAAAAACTCACGCATTAGAACGAGTATTTAATAGAGCATTCACACAGGTGCTGTTTAGTGCCAGAACACATATTGAACTAATGGATCTGTTTCTAAGTATTCACGCCGAATCAAACAGTTATGCTCACTACTTCATGGTCAAGTATGGTCTTGACAGAGCCAAGTTGGTAGAGCTATATAACAAGAGTTACAAATCTGATACAAGAAAATCAATAGCCACCACTACCCGTGCCGACAAAGTGTTGGAACATTACTGCGACAATTTAAATAGTCAGGCCACAGAAGGCAAAATTGATCCTGTGATTGGCAGGGCACAAGAACTTGATGACATAGTTGAAATATTAGCAAGACGCAACAAGAGCAACGTGCTCATGGTAGGCGATCCGGGTGTTGGTAAAACAGCAATTGCAGAAGGATTAGCACTTTCAATCGTGACCAAGACTGTACCAGAATACTTACACGGTTACACAGTGTACAATTTAGATATTGGTAGTTTGCTGGCTGGCAGCAAATACCGTGGTGATTTTGAAGAAAAGATTCAAGAAATCTTAAGTGCTCTTAATGTTAAAGGCAAAACTATTTTGTTCATCGATGAAGCTCATCAGATGCGTGGCGCCGGTGCTGGTAGCCAGAGCAGTGTAGATTTAGCAAATATGATCAAGCCAGCGTTGAGCAAAGGTAAAATTAAAGTTATTGCCAGCACCACATGGGAAGAATATACGCAGAGTTTTGAAAAAGATCGCGCACTCATGCGTAGATTCCAGCGTGTGACCATTGATGAACCTAGTCCAGAAATTGCTAAAGAAATTTTACATGGACTAAGATTTAACTTTGAAGATTTCCATGGTGGCACCATACACGATGACGCTATTGAAGCAGCAGTGGATTTATCAGTGAGATATCAAACTGATAAAAAACTTCCAGATAAAGCAATTGATCTGATTGATGCCTGCTGTGCAAAAAACAGGGTCAAACAAACAGTGTGGTCAATTGGTAAACGAGACATTGTAAATGCTATTAGTAGAATTACTAAAATACCCGTTGATCAAATTGGCGTGCAGCAAGGTACTGACAATGCAGGTGTGGATTATTTAGAACACAAGATTAAGGATAGATTGTATGGTCAAGACCGTGCAGTAGATACAGTATTAGAAAAAATCTATGTAAGCAAAGCTGGTCTTAAATCTATTAACAAACCAATAGGTAATTTTTTGTTCTTAGGCCCCACTGGTACTGGTAAGACTGAACTGGCAAAATTGTTGTCCGTTACACTTGGTATGAAACTGCTCAGGTATGACATGAGTGAATATCAAGAGCGTCATACTGTGGCCAAGTTGATTGGAGCTCCTCCTGGTTATGTGGGGTATGAGGACGGTAACTTGGGCGGTGGATTGTTGATCAGCGACATCGAAAAGAATCCCAACTGTATCATTTTAATGGATGAAATTGAAAAAGCACATCCTGATGTCAGTAATATTCTACTGCAAATGATGGACGAAGGCTCAGTTACCAGCAGCAACGGTAAAAAAGCCGATTGCAGAAACTCAATTATTATATTAACAAGTAATCTTGGGGCAGCAGACAACGATCAAAACACCATTGGATTTACTACTGCCTTGGAACGAGAAGGTGAAGATGACCGAGCTGTAAAAGATTTCTTTAAACCAGAATTCAGAAACAGATTGGATGGCGTAGTTAAGTTTGTCAAGCTTGATCAACTCAGTATGCGTAAGATTGTGAACAAGTTTATCAATGAACTAAATGAACTACTACTAGACAAACAACTGCGTGTCCGACTTACTGAACAGGCGGTAGATGAATTGATTGTAAATGGTTTTGATAGCAAGATGGGTGCAAGACCATTGCAAAGAAAAATTAATGAATCAATTAAAGTGCCTTTGAGTAAAAAGATTTTGTTCGAAGCTATCATGCCCAATGCCACTATAGTGATTGATTGTGTAGATAGCAAATTTGTATTTCAACCAGTTGCAGCCGACTTCAAACATAGAATAGACGAAAATGGATACATCGTTCTGGAAGAACCTATCGCCGAATATTAATATTGGCGAGTCCCAAAAACAATTTTACAATCAGTATCATTTTAGATTAGACATCCTGGCTCCCGGTTGTAAAAGTATTCGCTGTGACGACATTTCTTACGACATAGAAAAGCGTAGGGCTTGGGTAAGAGATTATCGCAGACAAGGATCATGGTGGAACAAACAGCTGGCTAAATATCTCAAGGAAGCTGACACTGGTTTTTTGTATAGTCTTAAAGATCTATATTATGAATACCCTGATGTAAAGATTAGGACAGAAGAACCAAAAATATCTGTTTATGCAACCGATGAATTGGTTTTGCAGAGCGTAGCCCAATCTATAGATCCTGATCACAGGAACAAGCTGACAGCCATAACTGGACCGGCTAACGAAGAAATCAAAGCCATATTAAACAAACATGTTGTGCTAGTCAAAAAGCCACCAAAATACCGGTATCGTGTTTGGTTGAGAGAAAAGAATTTTAACTCAGATATTAGACATCAGGTGTTGGCATATTTGGACAGTCTAGGCGATTTGGTACGATTGAGTGATCATGCCAGAGAAAGTTTGAGTAAGCCATACGATTGGATCTGGGGAACCAATTTCTTTACAAACGATCGTCATGTGGCCACATTCCTTACTCTGATACATCCAGATTTGATTAGAGAAGTTTCTGAGCTGGTATGCCTGGATAATAAATAAAGTTATAATTCAAGGATTGCTCATATGGCAAAAGTACATGAAGAAGTGGTTGTAATCACTGTAAGTAAACTGGTTAAAAACACAGAATCAACAACAGAAATTATCAATGATGATATTATTACGGCTCTAGGATCAGTAGCAGAAGAGTTACTGGGACAAGGTGTAGTAGTAGAAGTAAACAAAGCTTAATTCAAAAAGAGAGAAATCAATGGCAAAAAAAATTATTGGGGAAAATGCTTCCACACAGGCAGACGCGATTGCGGCAATTAAAGCTGCCACAGCACAAAAGTCAACTGCACCGGATCCAAAAGATGCCGTGGCCATGATCAAAGCAGCCGCAGCACAACAAGCACAACAACGACAACAGCAGCCACAAGGAGTTCCATTTGACTTTACCAAATGTCATCTGCACATTGGTATGCCTTGTTATGGTGGCAATGTCAGTGAGCCAACAATGACATCATTGCTTCGCTTTATTCTAATGGCACAACAAGTTGGACTCAATTGGTCATTGGACACCATGGTAAATGAAAGTTTGGTTACTCGTGCTCGCAACAACTTGATGGCCAAGATGATGACCAATACAACAGCCACACACTTTATGTTTATTGATGCCGATATTAGATTTCAACCAGAATCAATTTTACAGATGATAGCCTGTGATAAAGATGTTATTGGTGGTTTATATCCCAAGAAGGCACTTCCTGTTAACTATGTTATTAATCTAAAACGTGAAACCAAAGTTCAAGGTGATATCTTTACAGTAGACACCATGGGCACCGGTTTCTTGCTGTTCAAGCGACATGTTTACGAACAACTATGCAAAGCACATCCCGAATGCAAGTATGTGGACGATGTTGGTCTAGGCAAACAGTATGAGCCTACAATGTATAGTATATTTGATGTTGCCATTGACGAAAAAGGACACTACTTATCCGAGGATTGGTTGTTCTGTCGTCGTTGGAGTGCCCTGGGCGGGGAAATTTGGGCACATGGCAAAGTATTGCTTAATCATATTGGCCACTATGAATTTGTTGGCGATCTTAGCAAGATGCCTGACTTTACTAAACCACCTGGTGATACTCCACAAATTGATGCAGGACCGGCTGCTCTCCAAGATGCGATTAAAATGGCTCAAAAAGTTCCGACATAAGGAGACCTAAATGGAAAAGGAAACTCTTCACTTTAAATTTGGATTAAAGGGATCATCGCCATTAAAACAACCTGAAATTTCAATTTTTATAGGAAACAAGGAATTTTTTGCTGGTAGTTTAAATTCAGCGCCCAATCAAGTTGAATATATTGAATTTGATGCAGACATTATAGAAGGCGAAAATACCATCGTAATAGAACTTAAAAATAAACTGAGTGCAGATACGATTGTTGGTCCTGATAACAAGATTGAAAGTGATATGTTGTTAACTATTGATTCAATTGAAGTGGACGAAATAGATATTGGATCTTTACTGTGGACTAACAGTAAATATTATCCTAAATATCCACAAGATTATATAGATGCACAAAACAAACTAGGAAATAAACTCGAACCTGAACTTAAAGAGTTTGTTGATTTAGGTTGGAACGGACGTTGGGTGCTTCCGTTTCAAAGCCCCTTCTACATTTGGTTACTAGAAAACCTTTAAGCTAAATACAGCAATATAATGGAAATTCCATGTACGTTGCTGATCTTTTTGAAAATTATGTAGCTGAAGCCGGTACTCAGTTAGTTGTATTATACCCAGGTCGTTTTCAACCTTTTCACCTGGGACATGGCGATGTATTTCGTAGCCTTCAAGGCAAATTTGGTAGAGATAATGTCTTTATTGCTACTAGTAATAAAGTAGAACTTCCAAAAAGTCCATTTAATTTTGCCGATAAAACAGTTCTCATGAATGCAGCCGGTATACCCGGCGATCGCATTATTGAAGTTACTAATCCTTATAAATTACCTGAACCACAATTTAATCCTGCTAATACTATTTTTATAGCGGCAGTAGGTGCACCTGATAAAGACAGACTACGTCCTGACAGTGTTAAGAAAGATGGTACTCCGGGTTATTTCAAAACATTTGAAAGCTTAGACAAATGCACAACAGCTGATAAACATGGTTATGTGATTATAGCTGATGAAAGACAAAAAGTAATTACAATAAATGGTCAGCCGGTAGATGTAAGTCACGGCACTCCTGCCAGGGCTGCATGGAACGCAGTAAGAGATAATCCTAAATTTAGAGTAGAATATTTACTACAAATGTTCGGAAGAGATGATCCTGAACTAGGAAGAATATTAGATAAAATACCACAAACGGTTAACGAAGAAACTGGTGGTGTTGGAGTAATAGCTAGTAAAAAACAGACGCGAGATCCTAGATACAGTCATAGTTTGACAACGGATATACGACCCGGGGAAGTTGGTCGTCAACTAAAAAAAATGCACCTAGCAGATAGTGTTAAACAGTTACAAGAACAAATTGGATCACTCAAAGAAAAATGGAGCACAAAATACAAACGCAGTATCAATTGTAATCGTCCTCGAGGTTTTAGTCAACGGGCACACTGTCAAGGTAGGAAAAAATAATGCTACAAAAACTGGAGGTTTCGGTACATGCGCACTGGAACGATAATCCTCCAGTTTACAGATTGTATGTAAATGAAGAAATGTTTACTGAAAGAACATTTGGGCACACGCCTTATCAGTTTTATCTCATTGAGCATATATTTTGTAATTTAGTTACAGGAGTACACAGCCTGATATTGGAAAATCTAGACGATAATGCTAAATTTAAACTAGAAGATTTAAAAGTCAATGGTGTTGAAGTTAATACCAATTTGATGAAAATAGAAGAAAATAATTCTATTAGATGGCGTTTTATCGTTGACGAATTACTTAATCATCGTCAAAGTCAACTTAGTTAAAATATAAAAATAAATACATTGTTATTAGGAAACAATATGAAACCAACAGAATTTATCGTAGAAAACAGCATAATTGCACAGGAAGCCGATGATATGCATAGAGACCATGAAGTGCAAATGGCTCGTAGTCAGTTGTATAGCGCAGCGCAAGCAGCTATTCAAATTCACAGACTGCTTAAAAATGTTAGCGAAATGGAAGGTCTAGAAGGTTGGGTACAGACCAAAATTGCTGTGGCTAGTGAATATTTAGAAAGCGTACAAGATTATCTAAAATACGAAGCCGCAAGTGAACAATCAGAAATGATGGCATTTGCCGAAGACGCAGCTGATTATGCTTTAGACAAAATGATAAATGAAATGGCCACAGGTGGTGCAAGTAGCGCAGGTTCAGTGGCCACTAGCATGACCGGTCCTGCCAACAAGCGCACATCTGGTGTGCCCAAGAAAGTTGGGAATAGTTACAAGCCCAAAAAGGTTGAGGTAGGTAAAGGCATTTATTAATGACTGATATTAGAAAACTGTTAGAATCTATGGATGCCATGGCAGCTGCCGAACGCAAGCCTACAGGTCCACGGTGGCCCGGATATTTAAAAGGCACAGACTCGGCCAAAAAATCTCGTAGCCGTATGGTAGGTGACGGCGGCGCTAGTGAAAGCGTAGAAGAAGATTTAGAAGAAAGTCTAAGACAGCAATTCGCCGAATACGGTGCTCCTGGTTCTGGCATTGGTAATGACACTGCCAAAGACCCCAATCAAGAAGCCATGCTAACGCAACAAAGAAATCAGCAAAAAGCACAAATTAAAGATCAAGTTGCTGGCTTGACTGCACAGTTACAAGGTGCTAGAGCTCAACTGTCGGATATGAATCAAGCGTTTCCCCAGGGTGCCAATCCTGTAGAAAAGGCCATGAGCTTGCAACAGATGTCGGCACAAAAAGTTGATGTAAAACAACAAATTGAAAATTTGTCAGCACAGATAGCAGCACTCAGACAACAGGCGATTTAAAATGTTCGTTAACGATCTCTTTAAGAAAAAATTAAACGAAGGTAAGGCCAATATTGATGTGCCCGAGATACCAAGAGCGCCTGTACCAAAGCCACCTAAAGAAAAAGGTGTGGCGGAGGATTTTGATGATACACATCCATACGATTCATATGTATCTGCTAAAAGAACTGTTACAAGTACAGGCGGAAATGATAAGCTTAGTGACAAAACAGCGTCGCTTGATACTGATAGATTTGGAAATCAACGTGTACGGGCAGTAGACGGAGACAAACTTACCATTAATACCAATATTCCAAAAGGTGTTAATGTTAAAATGATTCCACAACAAGGTGCTGCAGATATAGACGAAGGCTCTGTGCAAAACAAGCTACACCGCCGTCATCAAGAACTAAGAAAAAAATCTGGTCTGCCTGATCCCGATTACTACAAAGAATTAAAAGCGTCGTATGACATTGAGGATGATGCCAAGCGTATTGCTGCACAAGCAGAAATTAAAAAGAAATACCGGGTGGCAGAAGGCGACACCCTAGATACTGGACCTGATGGTAAACTTACTACCAAAGGTGAAGAGCAGATGCGTCGATACAGACAACAAAAAAGAGAACAAGAGCGACAACAAATTATCGCCAAACATACTAAGACAGTGAAGGGAGATACTTACGGTGTCGCCCCATCAAGAATAAGCCAGAGTAGAAATGAAGTTAATTGGGCTGCGGCCAACAAGGAACTACGAAAAAAAGGTTTAGATGAGCAAGGTGTGGCGGAAGGTAATCTAAATGAATTCGCACCTGGTGATGGCAATAGTGGTCGCTGGTATTCAGATGATGATCTAGCTGATATTGTAGGCGAAGATTGGTACGAGTTTGATCTTAGTCACGAAATGGGCAACATCGGCACACAAGGCGAACGTGCCAGAATCTTTCTTGCACAACAAGCAGAAGCATATTTAAACGATAGAGGATACAATGTAAATGTGCTTGATGTACGAGATCAAGGTGATAACTTGTCTTGGTACATATCAGGTTCATTAATGAATGAGCAAGGTGTGGCGGAAGGCTTACCGCAGACTCTACGCAAGGTTGTTCCTGGGTATGCCAAGCGTGAGATTGATAAAAAGATGGATGCTGGCAAGTTTGGTAAAACTGATGCAGATAAAGATGCTAACTTTCAACGATATAAAAAGATTCAAGACAAGTTAAAAGAACAAGGTGTGGCGGAAGGCGTTGAACAATATCTAGAAGAAATGCGTCGTGCCGGTTACGACATTGTGACCGAAGCTGCAACATTATGTCCTGAGTGCGGAGGTCCTGCTTACAACAATCAAATGCTAGCAGAAAAACAAGATGCCTGCTATCACAAAGTAAAAAGTCGTTACAAGGTATGGCCGTCAGCCTATGCATCAGGTGCATTGGTTCGCTGTCGCAAAAAAGGTGCCAAGAACTGGGGCAACAAAAGTAAAAAATGAAATATAAAGAACTACTAGAAGCTTGCTGGGATGGCTATCAACAGCGTGGTATGAAAAAGAAAGGTGACCGCATGGTGCCTAACTGCGTTAAGATGAGCGAGCAAGAACTAGAAGAAGATCTCAAAAAATGGTTCCGAGAGAAATGGGTGCGCTTTGGGCCGGATGGAAAGATACGCGGCGAATGCGGCGGCAGAGATAGCGGCGAAGGCAAACCTAAATGCTTGCCAGCCAGTAAAGCACATGCATTAGGCAAAAAAGGTCGTGCCAGTTCGGCGGCCAAAAAGCGCAGAGAAGATCCCAATCCCGAGCGTAGAGGTCCTGCCAAAAATGTAGCCACTAAAACTCGTTCCATGCGAGAGCAAGGCATACCTGAATTACAACCACAAGATCAACAACAGGAACCCGGTGCCATACGCAAAGGTTTAAATTTACTCGGTAACATTTTTACAGCAGGTAAATTACTACAAGATCCTAGAGCTCTAGCCGATCAAGAAATTAAAAATTACTTAGATCCTGCAAGACAAAATCAAAGTATTATAAGAAGAATGCAATCAGACCAAGATCAACGATAAGGTGTTCAATCAATGAGTTTTTTAGTAGCGAATATACCGCCAGTACACTCGTATATTAGGCGTGAATTTCTTTATGATTTTGAAAAGGGCCATGGAGAATACGAACCTTGTATCTGGATCACACTTAAAAGCATTCGAGGACAAGCATTTAGAATAGAAGCTTACTTACCCAACTATGGCGCACTTTATGACAAACTACCTCTCCATGCGTTTGTATCACGCACAGAGAATCTTGACACACAAAATTTTTTATCTTTAGACTCATTGCAAATATGGGACTGCTTTGATTATGACATGGCCATTATTCAAAAAGCATTTCTCAAAAATCTCTCTTGCAAGTTTTACGCCAAAGATAAAAACATGTATCCAGGCAACTATCTTTTTACTGTGGACAATGCACATCCTGATCATAACATAATTGATACCGGTTACAGTGAATGGCCCGAAGATCATAAAAGTTTTAATTTTATAGAGCTAGACAATGGACAGTATGCAGCACAGCCCAACAATCGCTGTTTGTTTTATGATGCTGCCAGTAATCCAACCAATATGAAGTTTCCCGATTTCAAGGTTTGCACACGCAAATATGTAGTAGAGCAAAATCCCAAATGGCGTTTGGGTGACACAGATACTGTAATGTACGAAAAATCTAAGGTGAACAATGACGACTACGGTAAAAGTAGCCGATTCAAATAATTAATGGAAAAAATAAATTACACAACTTCGGCTATGGCAGTAGGAATGAGCATCTCATTCCTTTCAATGTTATTAAATTCTGAGCGTAGCTTTCATATTCAAGTGGATTCAGAAACACACAGCTTGATTCCTTTAAAGAAAATTTATAATATCCCAGACGATAAATTGACCATATCAGTGACTGACGATATGTCGGATAATATCTTTTGGGAATTGAGTGATGTAGGAAAATTAACCAGTCCATATTTAAGCCCAGAACATATACATATCCGCAATCAACAAGTACCTGTTGGCTATAAAACTGACAAACCTTGCATAGCACTTGCCTGTTATCAAAATTATGAACATTTAAAAAGTTATGATGCCCAAGATACCAATTGGCCCAACAATAGATACTGGAGCTTGGAACAATATAGCAAAATTTTTCAACTAATCAAAGACAGTGGTTATGAAGTTGTTACTTTGGACAATCACGCTATAAATTTAGAAGACAAGGTCTACTGGTTAAATGAATATTGCGAAGCTGTTATAGGTTACGAAGGAGGACTGTGTCACCTAGCACACACTTTAAAAATACCAACGATCATTTTGCCTTGGCGTCCTTACGAATCTTTCCTTAATATAGACAGTTTACACTTAGATCGTAGAACCTATTTTATACGAGAATTTGAGGAAATTTTAAATTGGAATAGATACACATTAGTGGATCATATAGAAGTATTAAAAAATGAAGTAACAAATAATGTTTTTTATGCAGGCAAAGTTAGTTTCGCTAAAGATTTTAGTGAATATAAAATTTCATTAGGAAATCGTGAATATAGTATGTTAGCAGGATTTAGACCGTTTGAAATAGATTTTTTCTTAAATAAATTAAAAAGCAACACACTTTTTGGAAATCCAATAAAGTATTTCAACTAAGGAGAGTAAAATGGCAAAAGCAAAAGGAACTGCATCAGGAAAACCTGCAATTGATCATGTGGTCAAGCGCACACATATTGGCGGAATTAGACCAAAAACCAGTTCAATGAACAAAAGCTATAGACGCAGCTTCAAACTCAATAGAGGCCAGGGCAGATAAATACTCGTATTAAGGTTTAAATATGGACGAGTTACACCGCGCACTAAAAATAGCTTTTGCTAGTGAATATGCTTTTTATTTAAAAGCTCATTATTTTCATTGGAATGTGGAAGGGCCTAATTTTCCGCAATATCACGAACTTCTTGGAAACATCTACGAAGAAGTATATGGCAGTATAGATAAATTTGCTGAGGAAATTCGTGCCACTGGTACATACACTCCAGGGTCATTCTCTAGATTTAGTATTTTAAGTCAAATTGACGATGAAACTGAAATCCTACCAGCTGAAGCAATGTTAGTTGAACTATTACAAGACAGCGACCGCATGGGAGAAATGTTCCGTATAGTTTTTAGAGCAGCTGAAGAACTGGGTTTCCATGGTCTCAGTGACTTTTTAGCCAGCAGGCAAGACGCTCATGCAAAACATAGTTGGATGTTGAGAGCAACGCTTAAATAAGTTTATCATGTTATTAGTTTATATTCACGGTGCCAGTGCCACCAGTGAAAGCTTTAATTATATCAGACGACAAATCAAAGGCAAAGAGCTGTTAATAAATTATGACAGCAGAAATGGCTTTGAAAAAAATTTAGAAATTATGAAAGAACTTTTATCCGCACAAAAGGATATGTTCTTTATTTGTCACAGTCTGGGTGGTATATACGCATTACATCTTGCACAGGAATTCGCAGATCAAGTGCTAGGAGCAGTAACACTGAGCACACCATATGGCGGGGCTGAATCAGCCGATGTTGCAAAATATTTCTTACCTTACAGTAGATTACTTAAAGACATAGGTCCCAATTCATGGGCTATGAAAAAAGCACACGCATTTGATTTACATCGTCCATGGACTAACATTGTGACAACAACCGGATCGGCACCTTGGATATCTGCACCCAACGATGGTGTTGTTACTATTGCCAGTCAAAGTCATAGGGCGGATATCATGGAATTAATCGAACTAGAATGTAATCATTATGAAGTTGTGCTTAATGATCACGTGATTGAAATCATCAAAAAGAAAATAGCAGATGCTAGGTGAAATACCATACATGATAGTTTGGGGTTTCTTTAGTGCCATGGGCTGGATGACTGCCAGTTATACAGTGGACAAGTTGGCTGCAGAAAAACTCAAACCTGAAACGCAGATTTGTACTGAATGGCAAGAAGCAATAGACCCGGATGGTAAAATTGTTCGCACCAGACAGTGTGAAACCAAAAAATAAGAACACCTTTAGGACCGGTGTGCGCGGCTGCTGCGCTACTCAAAGGAGTCGTGCCCTTAGAGTTAAAGTGAGCTAACTAATTATGCAAATAAAAAATAAATTAGCCGACGGTTTATGGCATATTGAAAAATTTCTTCCGGACCATCAATGGGAAGAAATTAAATATAAAATAATTGATCTACCAGGTAACGAATATCAAAGCCGCTACGAACCGATGAGAAATCGATTAGAAATTTTAAATCCGACTGATCAATTTTATCAAGATTTAGCCAATATCGCAATAGAAACCGTTCCGATTGTGTCTAAATTAACTAAATGTTCTAATTTAAGAAATCCTCCTGGCTTATTCTTATGGAGAGACTTTATCGGATTTAAAAGTCATTGGCATCCTGACGATTTTACTCATTTACCGACCGCACAAATTTATGTAGACGGTAATAAAGACCTTGGTACGTCATTCATTATTAATGATGAAGAAATAACTATTCCTTTTGAGCCAAACACAGGGTATCTTATGGACAACAAATATCAGATTGTTCATGGCATGCTTAATCCTGTTAGAGAAAAAATTAGGCAATCAATTTATTTGATTTATTAATAAAAAACATATAAAATATTATTTTTTTACTTAGGAGATATTATGAGTTCAAGAATGTTCTCTGCAGAACAAAAGGCCAAACTTATACAAATCATCAATGAAGGCATGACTATTATGCAAGAAGTCGAAGATCTCAATGCAGGTCTAAGTGATACCATCAAAGCAGTAGCTGAAGAAATGGAAATCAAGCCTTCTATTCTTAAAAAAGCGATCCGTACTGCATTCAAATCAAAACTAGGCGAAGAAAACGCCGACAACGAAGAGCTAAACACTATTCTTCAAACTGTAGGTAAAACTCTTTGATTGATGCCGTATCTGGTATATTAGCATGGATTATAGATGATTGGCGCAGCAATCCCGTTCGCTTTGTTGCCGAGTTTGTTGCTTGGCTTATTAGTATTGGCTGTGCTATTGGAATGGCACTTACCGTTCCATACCCTCCCCTCTTGGTACTTTACCCTGTGTGGATTGTTGGTTGTGCTATATATGCTTGGGCAGCTTATACCAGGCGGTCTTTTGGCATGCTTGCTAACTACCTATTGTTGACTACAATTGATGCCATTGGACTTGCTAGACTTTTACTTTCGTAATATAATTATAACCTATGAGCTATGTTGACGCACTATATGACCGTAACCAGGATCGTATCCACATTGTTGAACGTGTCAGTGGTGAACGTGTATACAAAGAATATCCCGCGTCCTATATCTTTTACTACGATGACCCGCGTGGTAAATTTCGCACTGTGTATGGTACTCCCGTTAGCAGGTTTTCGAGTCGTTCACAGAAGGAATTCCAAAAAGAATTACGCATCAATTCTAACAAACGACTTTGGGAGTCGGATATTAATCCAGTATTCCGCTGTCTCGAAGAAAACTATTTGGGGGCGATCTCTCCCCAGCTACATACTGCGTTTTTTGACATTGAGGTTGACTTTGATCCGGTAAGAGGTTTTAGTCGACCCGAAGATCCGTTCAACCCAATTACTGCCATCAGTGTGTATCTTGACTGGATGGACAAAATGGTTACTCTTGTTGTTCCTCCTAAAAGTTACAGTTGGGAAACCGCACAAGAAATTTGCAATCAATATGATAATTGTTTTTTATTTGAACGCGAAGAAGATCTACTAAACACGTTCTTAGATATAATCGATGACGCAGACATACTAAGTGGTTGGAACTCAGAAGGCTTTGATATTCCGTATATGGTTATGCGTATAACCAGAGTACTGAATAAAGATGACACTCGTCGATTTTGTCTCTGGGGTCAATTACCCAAACAAAGAACATTTGAACGCTTTGGTGCAGAGAACTTGACATTTGACTTGATTGGTCGTGTGCATATGGACTATATGCAACTGTATCGCAAATACACATACGAAGAACGCCACAGTTACAGTCTGGATGCCATTGGTGAATATGAACTGGAAGAACGCAAGACACAGTACGAAGGCACACTAGATCAATTGTATAACAAAGACTTTCCCAAGTTCATTGACTACAACAGGCAAGACACCATGCTTGTTGCCAAACTAGACAAGAAACTGCGTTTCCTAGATCTAGCCAATGAACTTGCACACGATAATACTGTGTTGCTACAAACAACAATGGGTGCGGTAGCAGTCACAGAACAGGCAATTATTAACGAAGCACATCAACGTGGAATGGTAGTACCTAATAGGAAAAATAGAGATGATCAAGGTGACACACAAGCAGCAGGTGCCTATGTTGCTTACCCCAAAAGGGGCATGCACGACTGGATCGGTGCAATTGACATCAACAGTCTCTACCCGTCAGCAATCCGCGCTCTTAACATGGCACAAGAGTCCATCATTGGCCAATTTAGACCGATAATGACTGACAGGTATATTCAAGAAAAAATAAGTTCAGGTAGTAGTTTTGCAGATGCCTGGGAAAATATGTTTGGTAGTCTTGAATACACTGCTGTAATGAATGCCGAACCTGGAACAGAAATTACTATTGATTGGGAAGCCGGCGGATCCGATGTTATGAGTGCCGCTGACATCTGGAGAATGATCTTTGACAGTAATCAACCTTGGATGTTATCGGCCAATGGAACTATATTCAGTTATGAACAAAAAGCAGTTGTTCCTGGCTTACTAGAACGTTGGTACGCTGAACGCAAAGAACTACAGGCCAAGAAGAAAGAGGCAATTACTGATGAAGATAAAGCATTCTGGGACAAAAGACAGCTGGTCAAAAAGATTAATCTTAACAGTCTCTACGGAGCAATCCTCAACCCAGGTTGTAGATTTTTTGACAAAAGAATTGGTCAAAGTACTACGCTCACTGGACGTATCATTGCCAGACATATGGATGCATACATCAATGAATGCATATTCGGAAAATACGACCATACGGGTGAAAGTATCATCTACGGAGACACTGATTCATGCTATTTTACTGCTTGGCCTGCGGTTAGATCAGAAGTTGAAGCCGGTAGAATGGAATGGAACAAAGACATCTGTGCTCAACTCTACGACAGTATTGCCGATCAAGTCAACACAAGCTTTCCAGCCTTTATGGAACGAGCTTGTCACGTGCCTAGAGCCATGGGCGAACTTATCAAGGGAGGACGTGAGCTTGTTGCGTCAAAGGGATTATTCATAAAAAAGAAACGCTATGCGGTTCTTATCTATGACTTGGAAGGCAACCGGCTAGACACTCACGGCAAACCAGGCAAGGTCAAGGCAATGGGTCTTGACTTGAAGCGATCGGATACTCCTAAGATTGTACAAGACTTCTTGAGTGAACTATTAACGGCTGTACTAACTGGCGCAGAACGAGAAGAAATATATGATCGTGTGCGTCAGTTTAAGATTGCGTTCCAAGATAGACCTGCATGGGAAAAAGGTACACCCAAGCGTGTTAACAATCTGACCAAGTATGGCAAAGAAGAAGAACGGCTAGGTCGTGCAAACATGCCAGGACATGTACGTGCAGCACTCAATTGGAACAATTTACGTAGAATGCACGGTGATAATTATAGCATGTCTATTGTGGACGGTATGAAAACTATTGTGTGTAAACTAAAAGACAATGCACTAGGTTACACATCAGTTGGTTATCCTACAGACGAAAGCCATATTCCACAATGGTTTAAAGACTTACCATTTGATGACGGGTTAATGGAAGCTACTATTGTGGACCAGAAAGTAGAAAATCTATTAGGTGTACTAGACTGGGATATTCCGTCTCATACTGATATAAAAACAACCTTTGATGCATTATTCACCTTTGAATAAATAAACTATGCATTTAATGACATTCAATGAAACTAAACGAATTAGTAAGTTTAAGAAATCAACTTAGACAATCCCTGAAAATGTCCACAATTCAGTCTGAGATTGAATGTAATTGTGCGCGAATGGAAAATTTAACAAAAGATACTGATCAGGACATTTCTTCTCGTATTTTAGAAGTAGTAAACAATCATAAACAAAATTTTAACCACTTCTTAAGTGATATTAATCAAATTCAATTTATCATTGAGTATGTGCAAAGCAAAATAGATGAACTATCAACAAAATTTTTTGCCGAAAACTATCAATTTGAATTGGAATATATAGATCCTGAATCAATAACGAGTATCAGACAAATAAGACCGGATGTAGATTTTGAAACTGTTCTTAAGCAAAGAATTAATCTTTATAGCGACTGGCGCTATCCAGCCTTAGAAATAGGCTGCAGAAATGGAGAATGGACTAAATTGTTAGTTGCCAGTGACCCTTTGTACGTGGCAGATTTTTTTCCAGAATTCTTTAATTCGGCGTTAGAACAATTTCCACCGCTTTATCAAAGTAGAGTAAGAAAATATCTAATTAAAAATTACTACGAAATAAAAAATTTGCCTGTTAATCAATTTGGATTTATTTTTAGTTATAATTTTTTTAATTACCTAAGTCTAGATACTATCAAACAGTATCTCTTACAATCACTAAACTGGTTAAGACCTGGTGGAAAGATTGTTTTTACATACAATAACGCCGACCTTCCTGCTGCTGCATCTTATGCAGAAACTTATTTTATGACATATGTGCCAAAAAGTATTTTAGTACCAATGGCCGAGAGTTTAGGTTACGAAACAATTTTTTCTTTTGACAGCGAACCTGCTTTTAGTATGATTGAATTTAAAAAGCCAGGAGAACTTAAAACTATCAAGGCAAGTCAAACACTTGGTGAAATAAAATCAAAAGTAAATTGACATTAGTACAAAAAAACGTTATTATTTTATTATTAATTGGAGATTGATACATGAAAGATTATTTGCAAGATATTGTTCAGCACACACATAGCTTAGGTGTAATTGACCTAGTTAAAATTGTAGGTGATTCAAATACAACTATAATTGAAGCAGTTGGCGAGGAAAGAACTGTAATTATGCATGCACAGTTTCATAATCCTGTTCCAGAATTTATTGGCACTTTTGGAATGCCAAATTTAGGTAAACTAAACACAATTCTAAATATTCCGGAATATAAAGAAGATGCTGAGTTAGCTATTACTAAAAAAGATGATAGTGCCCCAAATGGTGTTCACTTTGAAAACAAAGCAGGAGATTTTAAAAATGACTATCGTTTTATGAGCGCAGAAATTGTCAATGATAAATTAAAAACTGTAAAGTTTAAAGGTGTAAAATGGGGTGTTGAAATTGAACCTAGCGTAGCTGCTATTCAAAGACTTAAATTTCAAGCACAGGCCAACAGCGAAGAGACAACCTTTATTGCTCGCACAGAAAATAATAATTTAGTTTTCTATTTTGGTGACCATAGTAGTCATGCTGGTAACTTTGTTTTTGCACACGATGTTGCTGGATCTTTAACCAAAGCATGGTCATGGCCAGTAACTGCTGTTATAAGCATTTTAAGTTTATCTGGTAATAAAATGATTCGTTTTAGTGATGAAGGCGCTGCACAGATTACAGTTGACTCTGGATTGGCTATCTATAACTATATTCTACCAGCGCAACAAAAATAATAGAGGATCAGTTTTGTTAGAAAATTCAGAAAATAAATTAGATTTTTCTTACAAAGAATTAGATATAATAAAATTTAACAACAACATAATTGATATTGATTACACTAGATTGTGGGCATCAAAAGGACACAGTTATGGCGAAGGGTTAATTAGTCCTGACAGGAAATTTTTTATATTTAAAATACCAAAAAATGCTAGTACATTCATTGTAAAAAATTTAACTAAATTAAATTGGGAACATGCTAGTTATGGCGAGTTTCCTTCAGAAAAAACAATTGCCATTTTAAGAGATCCAATTGATAGATGGCTAAGTGGTATAGTTGAATACTTGTTTTTGTATCACGAAAATGTGTTAGGAAATTTAGCAGATCCTTTTAATTATGAATATTTGCCATTATTAGGCGAGAAGCTAGGTTTAGCATTGCTTTTTGAAAAAGTCATATTTGATGATCACACAGATAGGCAATGCTCATTCTTAAAAAATCTTGATATTGATAATACAATATGGTTTAAATTTGACAATAATCTAAACAAAAACTTGGCCAGTTTTTTAGATTCTGAAGGACAAACAAATAGTTTACTCAACGCTGAAAAAATAAACAGCAGCGAATCAAATAGTTATGTACCTAGTCTCAAGCGTAAACTTAAGGAACTAATTAAATATGCCATGTTGAACGATGAGTTTAAAAAATACAATATCGAACAATGGATGTGGTGTGATATTGAACTCTACAATCAAGTAAAATTTTATGACACAAGATAATTTAACAGCTAAACAATCAGACTATGCAGTGTTTCTTCCTGCTATATCTGGCTTCTATGCAACTTTTATAGGAAAACAACGTGTTAACAACGACTATGTTGATCCTGCTCGTATGCCTAAGGCACTACAAGACATGGAGCAATTCAATTGGCTTAACAGCCAACAAGGACTCTTCCCCTACAAGTGGAGCCTCTACTCCGGCGGACATGCCAATCTAGATCTCAACAAAGAAGATGCCAGCGAAGACATGATTCGTAAGCGTGAACCAGGTACTGTACTGTTAGGTGACTCTGGTGGATTTCAGATCGCAAAAGGTGTATGGGACGGCGATTGGCGAGCAGGCTCTGGATGTCCACGAGCACAAAAGAAGCGTGAACAGGCACTAGCTTGGTTAGATGGTATCGCAGACTATGCCATGGTATTAGACATTCCTAGTTTTGTAATCAACGAAAAGAACGGATGGAAGTCTGGCATACGCACTCTTGAAGAAGCAGCAGATGCCACCAAGTATAACAACGAATACTTTATTAAACATCGTAAAGGTGTTGTCAACGGTGGCACTAAGTTTCTTAATGTGTTACAAGGTGGCAACCATACTCATGCCGACGATTGGTATGAGATGATGAAAGGATATTGTGATCCTGCACAGTATCCAGATAGTCACTTTAACGGTTGGGCCATGGGTGGTCAAAACATGTGTGATGTACATCTAGTACTACGTCGTTTGGTTGCATTACGTCATGATAATCTGTTACAGGAAGGTGTACATGATTGGATGCACTTCTTGGGTACTAGTAAACTGGAGTGGGCACTATTGCTTACCGATATTCAACGTGCTGTTCGTAAGTATGTGAATCCTAACTTTACAATCAGTTTTGATTGCGCAAGTCCGTTCCTTGCCACGGCCAATGGCCAGGTCTACCATCATATTGATCTCCCACACGATGGCAAGTGGTGTTATCGTATGAGCCCTATTGTGGATGATAAAAAATATGCCACAGACACACGACCTTTTGGACAGGCTGTACTAGCAGATGGCCTGATTGATGTATTTGATGAAAGTCCGATCAGTCTCAATATGAGCATGAAAGATGTTTGCATATACAAACCTGGCGACTTAAATAAAAACGGTAAAGAAGGTAAAACTAGTTGGGACAGTTTTAGCTATGCATTACTAATGGGTCATAATGTTTGGACGCATATAGAGGCTGTGCAACGAGCCAATCGTGCGTATGATTCTGGTACATGGCCTAACATGCTGTGGAACTCCAAAGGGGATCATGCTAAATTTAGAGATATTGTGGATGCAATTTTTGCAACATCAGATCGTGCAGAATCCGAAGCCATAATTGAGCATTACAACAAATATTGGATGAATATTCCGGGCACTCGTGGATTCAAAGGCAAGAAGACCATGAATTCCAACACCCAGTTCAACGCATTATTTGAAGTAGAACATACTGTATTATCCCAAACTGAATCAGAGGATTTGGACGAATCTAAACTGCACAATCTAAATTTTGAGTTGACCTAAATTTTCTCCTATGTTATTATGTAGTTACAGCACAATATAGGAGTCGTTAATGAACATCCAAAAATTACTTGCCCAAGATCCAGACAAAGCAGTTAAAAAGGCAATAGAAGCCGGTGTAAAGTTAGCATTTCTTGCTGGAGATTTAAGAAAATTTGCCAATCATGTTGGTGCTCGTACAATTGATGATCTAAAACCGTATTGTTATTACCAACGATTTTTTAATGGCGGATTTGCAGCCAGTTCTGACTATAAGCAAGCCAGTATTACAGGAGATAGTGTACACTGGAGTAATGGTGGTGTAAGGACTCTACATTCAAATGTTATGGGATTGCAACACAGTACCGGCAACAGTGGAACAGATCTTATCAGTGGTAAGGCTCAAGGAAGAATGCTTGAGTTAGGGCTATCTGGTCTAACCGGCGATATCTTTAGTAGCGAATGGCACTGCGAACACACAGTTACCATTGATCAAATTCAAACTGATTTAATTAAAGATGTCATTGAGCGAAGTAGAAGGGTAAGTCCAAAAGAGATGTCCAGATATGTTATGAATCATGCTCTTGCTACAACAGTTCATATCTCAGAAAGAACACACGGCGGTCCTACTAGAAACGAAAATCTACGTCCATTTGAAAGATACAACGACGGAGTTTTGCAGTATGTGGATGGCAAACTGATTGATGTTACCAATGCTACCGTTCAGGAAATAACGTATAACAGATGGAATCGTAATTCTTATTATAAAAAATTTATAACACTATTTGAAGATCTCCCAGATTCTGATTTTGACAACGTTAAAGAAGAAGTAAGACACAAATTTTATGATATAACACCTGGGTCAACTGAACGTAGACTTATCTCTTTAACATCCGAGTCATTGGACATTTTAGGAAAAAATGATCCTATGGAAATTGCAAAGAGATGGTGCCCAGATGCATTTAAAGATCGCTGGAAGAAAAAATAAATTTATTAATTTTGTTTTTTCTAAATATATTATATAGTTTAAATACTGTATAAAAACTTTTAAGACACCATGACAAAACTTTTTAACATTAACGATAGAAAATTAGTAATTAACCGCATAGGTAGAGAATATTGGATTTGGAACAACGATAAACTTTACGAACAAAGGATGGCCCGCGAGAACGGTCCTTATCAAGCACGTAATCTTGTTATGAATCGCAGACTGTTGCCAAATGCAAGAACCGTAATTGATGTAGGCAGCAACATTGGTATGAACACTATAGAATATGCAACTTGGTGTCAAAATATAAAAAGTTTTGAGCCAATGCAAAGCAGTATGGAATTGTGTAAAATGAACGTCAACATAGCAAAGAATGCCAAGCTAAAAGGACGTTATTGGGATAACAAACTAAAACAGGTAAGGCATCAGCCTGATCATGATGACGGTTGGTTCAAACAAAAAGATGGTACATTTGCTAGTCTTAAACTAGTAGGAAATATTGAATTTTTTGAATACGCATTAGGTCGCGAATCTGGCACAATTGTAATGGAACAAAAGACAAATGAATGTAGTCGAGGCGATGCAGTTTTAAGACAAAATAAAACTACTAAAAATCCTACACAGACTGCAGAACAGCGTACACTAGATAGTTTTAATTTTGAAGATGTTGACTTGATTAAAATTGATGTTGAAGGCACTGAACTATTTGTACTACAAGGAGCAACACAAACTATTTTAAAATATCAACCAGTTGTTCAAGTAGAATTACGAGATACACACTGCAAACGTTTTGGTTACAAGTGTGACGATATTATTGACTTGATGATGAGTCTAGGTGATTATGTTATGTGCGATTTCAACGGTAACGATCTTGGTAAAAAATACGAGAAAGTTTCTGGTGTTATGGATAGATTTTTCGTATCTCGTGCAATTTTTGATACTACAGAATTTAAATCTAAAAAAGTACACCCAGGAATGAAAAAAATCAAAAAGGAAAAAGCTAAAGTAGATAAAAAAGTCATTGCAAGTATTTTTGATACAAATGAAAATAATATCACGATTCCTAAAAATTCTAAATCAACTTCTAAACGTCAAAAATCTAAATTGGAGGAAAATTAACATGAGTTATAAAAGTAAAATAAATCATTTGGAAGAAATGCATAAACTACTTGACAAACAAATCAACGAAATGCAAACTAATCATCCCGGTGTTGATGTAGAACATTTGGCAGAACTAAAAAAGAAAAAATTGCAAATTAAAGACGAAATTAGTAGACTTACAAAATTACAATGGGACGAAGATCACGAACGGGTTAACCTAGATTAATTACCAATGACAAGTTAAAAAAAAGTTAGAACATGTTGCAAACATTGCCTAAATTAAAAGACGGCACATTAGGCTTTACCCATCCTGATGGCAAGTTGCAAATTATAACCATAATGAAAAATGCATCAACTTATATTGAGAAAGAAGCTTATAAACAAGAATGGAATTTGACAACTATACCATATAAGCAGAATATTGCAAGATGCATTATTTTGCGAGATCCAATGGAGCGATATCTGTCTGCATTAAATGAAGATATTTGTAGATATATAAATCGGGACGAAGGCGGGAAAAAGTTTTTCCAAACTTTAGTTGACAACTCACTTCTTAATAAGTTTTTTGATTTTCTATTTAATCATAAAATTTTTTTATTACAGGATCACACCGAGTTACAATATAATTTTATAAAATACTATGTTCATGAGGTAGGAATTCAAAACATAACCTTTATAAAAATGACAGACAAACTTGGTGATAATTTAAATTTATTTTTGGAATTAGAAGGTTATAAAGGCAATTTTACAAATAACAAAATTCATTTGACAGATACAAGTGACATCATATACAATGAAATTTCTAAATATTTTTTAGATGGAAAAAATTTTAGTAAACAGCAAAAGCTTTATGAATATCTACAACCAGATTACGATTTTATCAACTCAATAAATTTTTTCAACAAATCTTAATAATGAAGAGACCAGGGCACAACAACATTTCAATGTTTTTGGGGAAAGAAGTAGAACATAGTCCGGCTTATGGATTAAAAACTCTTTTTATTGTGGGTGTTCAACCCGCAGAAGAAATAGAAAAAATTCTAGAAGATCCATTTACAAAATTTGGAACTAACATCGACCATATCTACTTTGGTGCCAATCAAAGTTTTCCAAACGGCCGCGCCGATAGTTCCGATTGGAATCGCTGGACCAATATGATATTTCCTTTTATCATGCAAGGATATTGGTGTACTTTAGATATAGATGTCGGCGAAGTAGAAGGTTTGTTAGAAACCGGCTTAACCGAACATCACAAATTTATACCAATGGTATCGGTTAAATTGCCCTATTTACAACAATTGGGATATAATGCTACAATTAAATTAGACGATCGAGATTTTGCAGCAACCAATCCCGGAGTGTGGTGCCATAGTTTACATGATCTAACTGATCGTCGAACCTTTACCGATTGGTCCCAATATACAAAGGATGAGTGGATAAAATGAATTTAGAAGAACGCGAAACAGCGGATAGAATTATGCATCACGCCCAGAGACAGATTTGGGTAACCTTTCAAAAAGAAGGTATTCATTGCTATCCCGCAGCAGCAACCGACCCACAGTTAAATACTAATGATGAATACAATGTCTCGTTTCTCGCTAATCCTCACCGTCACATTTTTCATTTTAGGGTGTCGATCGACGTCTATCACAATGACCGTGATATCGAGTTCATCCAATTCAAACGGTGGTTGGAATCACTGTATTCAAGGAAACAAGATTGTCTGCGATTGGACTACAAATCATGCGAAATGATTGCAGATGATTTATATATCCAAATTGCCAATAGATATCCCGGACGCAATGTCGTAATTAGTGTAAGTGAAGACAATGAAAATGGTTGTACTATTACTTACAATACTCAACAACCCTCTCTATCAATAAAAATCTAAGGAGAATAAAATGGCTGCGAAATGGCTCAAAAAATATCTGGTAATGAAACCAGAAGTATCAACCATCTTTGACGATCTAGATCGTTATCGCGAATTCTGTGTAAAGTACGGGCATCCATTTGATGAACGACATTTGTACAACGAAAAAACACCCTGGGGTGATTTTCAACGCAGTCTACGAGGTCGTGAGCCTCGTAACATGTGGTATGTCAAGAAAGAGCGTACACAGTGAGC